AATGCCGCACAAGCATATACAGACATAAAGCAATATGTAAAGATGTGAAACCATCTGGTAGTTCTACCGCGAATGCCGCACCAGCACCAGCACCAGCACCAGCACCAGCAACAGCACCAGCACCAGCACCAGCACCAGCACCAGCACCAGCACCAGCACCAGCACCAGCACCAGCACCAGCACCAGCACCAGCACCAGTCGCACCAGTCGCACCAGTCGCAGGAGCACCAGTCGCACCAGTCGCAGGAGCACCAGTCGCACCAGTCGCAGGAGCACCAGTCGCAGGAGCACCAGTCGCAGGAGCACCAGTCGCACCAGTCGCAGGAGCACCAGTCGCAGGAGCAGCTACTCCATATGAATTAATTTGCGTATTTACGCCCTGGGGAGTTGCTAAAGTACCAGAACTACTACCAGGTTCGATACCATACTGTCCCTCATAGACCTTTCCGACATCTCCCAGCATTCCCAATGAAGCAAACTGCCCACCATACATGGCATTGCCACTAACCATTTTTTCTATAGTTGATGTCAATTCTACTTGCTGACGCTGTAGTTCCTCTATGGTTTTCATCACCATGGGCGAGTAATCGCCTGAAGGCGCTCCGCCGCCGACAAGACCCATGGGACCAAATTTAGTAGATTCAGTCAATCCGCCCTGATTGGCACCCGATCTCAATAATCTTGGGGCTTCTTCAACTGTTCGTATTAGGGATCCAAGATTTTTCTGCTCCGTTATTACTATTTCTGAGAAGACACCAGCGCCAACATCCATGGCATCTATTGTGTCTATATAACCCTCGCGCAGCTGCCTGGTCATCTCAAGCTGTTCCATCATGAGATTCTTGCGTTCGCGCTGAGCATTATTTAACCTAGTTTCTGCCTCAAAGAGAGCAGCTTGGGCTGCTTTTCTCTGCTCTTCCGAAACACTCATGTCATTGGCTATGGACTGCTGCTCATTCATGTTGGCAATCAAAACAGCAATTTGCTGATCTTGATTTCTGATAAGTTCTCCAACTTCTTGAGCTGTAGCAAGCCTGGCCTCCATAGAGGCACCCATGCCAGCAGCAACGCTGTCTAGCAGTCTTATGTCCGCCTTAGAAAGTTCAAGTTGAGATCTTAGATTAGCCTGTCTTTGAGCCAACGGAGAAATAGCCTGGTCCATCTGCGCAACCATAGCCGAATACATATCAGCAGACGCTTGGGCTATATCGCTAATGCTTGCTGCAGCACCTTGTTTTATAGAAAGTATTGCACCGTTAAAAAGATCCGCATCTGACTTCGACACGGCTTCCATTGCCTGACGGATATACTTGAGTTGCTCGTCTATTCTTTCCTTGTCTTTTCCAGAACTCAATGATGCTGCTTGCTCTAGGGCTCCAGCCACTCCTTGGAGTTGTTCGGTGACCTGCTGTTTTCTTTGGAAGAAATCAGAGGAATCTTTCCCTCCCACCTCAACTTCCTTCATATCTTGTATCGATTGCATCATTTTTGCGGCATCGATTCTTGCTTGAGCAGCTGCAATTTGCTCCTGAGATGCTTGCTTGGAAAGCGCAACATTCTCCTCAAGAGATCTGGTTCCAGCTGCTACAAATACAGAATAGTTCTGAGCAGCTCTCGATAATTGCAAGGCCACTTGATAAAGACTTTCATACTGAGTCTTCATCTGCTTGACCATATCCGATGTAGTCATTACTGACTTGGTTATTTCCTCAGAAATAAGCTTGTCTTTAGCCTTTTCTTTTTCAACATCCGACAAATTACTTGCGTATATCTGCGTAAGTCTATTGAGATTTTCTTGGGTTTCTACGCGTTCTCTTTCAGATTTCAATATGCCTGTAATCACAACCAGGTTTGCTCTTTCAAGAGCAATCTTATTCTCAGCTGAAGAAAATTTTTCCTCCAAATATGGGCGCAAAGATTCCGAGTCCGCCTGCGACATGCCTTCTTTTTGCAATGTACTTATGGCGGCATCAACCTGGGATTGTATCTGACCTTCGATATTTTGTTCGCTGAATGCTTGGGCTATCTCTTCTGGAGATTGACCGCGTCCCATGTCAAAACGGGCTATAATCTGCTGTTGTTGCTCATCCGAGAATGATACCGAACCCACGGCAGTGCGCATATTTGCGGCAAACTTATCAAATGCTTCTTTGTTATCTGTAGACAACAATTCATCTAAAGTCTTACCATTTCCAAGACCGCTCTTAATCGCATCTCTCAATCCTCCTATGAGTTTTCCGACTACTTGAGAATCGAGAGTTAAAATTTCAGCCAAGTTTATAGAAACCTTAGTTCCAGCCATCTCTGCAATTATCTGCCTCTGAGAGTTTAAAACACGCTCGCCCTCTTTGAGCTTGCTATTATATTGAGATATAGCGCTTTCCTGAAGAGTGCTACCAGATATTATTGCCAAGTTAGTAACATATTGTTCTTTACTAATGACTCCTCTCAGTAATTCGAGATCCAAAATATCCTTTGTAAGCCCTCTAATCTCTCTTAAACTGTCTTCACGTTCTCCTTCTTCAACCTTTTTGGATATGAGCTTTCCTTCCTCCTCCACAGCCTCAATCATTATATCTCTGTAATTGCGTGAAGACTCAGAAAGCGATGCAAGAGAATTTATAAAACTGTCTGCTGCTTTTTCATTATTTCCAAAAAGACGCTCGCTGACAGAAAGCATATTATTTAGTCTTTCTATCGAATCATCCACAGATGCGAAGCCATATGCAGCTGTTTTCTGCAGCTTAGCCATGTCTTCCGTAGACATGTTAAATCTATCACTTAGGAGTATTGCTCTTTCTTTAACCGTTTCAAAATCAACCCCCAAAGACTTCATTCGAATGGAAGTATCGTACAAGGCAGCGTTTGTAACGCTCAGTTGATTCGCAATCTGAGTTAAACTTATTCCAATCCCACCAGTTCCCTTAAGTAGGCTATCAATCGCTCCTAGAACGCTAGTATCTGCCATATTGGACTCCTAAAAAAAAGATCCACCCAAAGGGGCGGATCCTCTTTGGCATCATTATTTACTAAATTAGTTTATTTTTGCCTCTATAAGTTCGACAATCATTGCGCCAACTGTTTCAGGAAGAAGATCAAACATACTTTGAGTAATCGGCGCGACATTACCTGATGCATCTTTTAATGTCCACTTCTTAATACAACCGAACACTCTTTCGAACCTATACTTAATAGGATCAAAGCGAACGGAATCGCCATCTCTCATAATGGAGGCTTCTGATGCCTTACGATTGCTACCGTAAGTTGGCTTGCGTATCCATATAGTATGCTTCTCGTAAGGATTCACACCCAAGGCTTCCTTAATCTTTTCCTCCTCAAGCATAAAAACCATTTTGCCCTCTTTTTCTCCAGCAAAAAAGTCAAGATTCATAAGATCTGCATCATTTACAAATATATTCATTTTTTCTCCTAAAATATTTTCTTTCCAGCGAATGTCATGCCTACAACATTTATTATATCGGCGTTTTTATAACTTTCGCCCAAAATTGCTAGTCTAGCAAAGTTTTCGAAATCTTCATCTGACATTTCTCTTATTATTTCTAAATTCCAACCAAAATGTCTAGCTATCATATATTCCATCAATAATGGAGGCACTTCCGCAACACCTTTCCCAGTTAGGAAATTGCGGAGCGCCTCCACGCTTTTCCCACAGATCTATCATCCTCTTCTGATACTGATTCGTATCCCGATATTGCCTGATCTATGAAATCAGCTGGCAATTCGTCTATATTTTCATGCGTCAAAGATATACTATTACCATCACGATCACGTAAATCCCAGCTCACCATGGAATGCTTCAGCCATTTATCCCTCCATGCCATGCTGTCTATTGAATATTCCATTTTAACTGGATCGTATATTTTACATTCTTCAGACATGGCTAATCTTTGCTTCCATCTTGGAACTGACCAATGAATGGAAACAACATCTGACATGTTCACATTTTCTGGGCATCTTTTTGATGCGGCTAGCATTCTACTTCCAACATCTAGTGGATATCTGTCAAAAAGATAATATACTTTAAGACCAGAGGTTTCTGACAAATGATAAGGCTGGTTCATGCCTTTTTTTCGACATGAACCAGCCTTGATCATATGATATTAAATTTCAGAATGGATAAGGGTGACCATCAGCCTGGTTGAAGCCTTCATCAGAGTTAGCACCAAGACCTGAGATACCTTCATATCCGAAGTTCTGATTACCAAGAGCGATGAAGTTCATGGTACTCTTGAGCACGTTATTTGTAATCTGGAGGTTATCCAGCTTGAAAATAACACCAGTCAGACGGAACAAGGTAACTACGGAGTTTCCGATTCTAACATTGAATGCCAGAGTAACAGAAGATCTGGGATAGAGCTCGTGGGCTTCCGCGAAGTCAGCCAATTCATCTGACCTACCGTAGAAGTTAATAGATCCAGTGATGTTCCTCTTCTTAGCCACAAGGTCATATGGAGTAAGGTCACCGCTCACGGTAAACACTTCTTCCAACTGGTTGTCAATTACTATGCTAAATCCTTCGACGGCATTCAGCTTAGTGATTTCACGAGTATTTGTAGCCAATTCGCTGGTGTCACTTTCAACTGCGATAGAAACATCGTTGAAGGTAATTACGCGAACAGGAGCAGCATAACCAACGGTACCAAGATCGGTATCGGTATCGTCTGGGCGAGAACGACCACGAGCCATCATGTCGACGGATATCTTAAGTGGAGTTCTAGTGTCGAGACTAATGGTCATCTTGTTAATCGCGACATCGATGAAGCGATACACAAGACCAGGATAGTATCTAACAAGCAGAGAGTGGTTCTTACCACGAGTCCATAGACGACCGTCAGCCTGTCGCTTGACTGCGTCACGGAACATGACGTTAAAAAGGTCAATGGTGTCAACAGAGTTAGACTGGTCAACGTGGAAGTCCACTGCTCCTGTAGCACGGAATGGCTGCAGGTAGTACCTGGTCTTATCGATAGATCCATCGATGTCGTCTACTGCCGTAATTTCCTGCTGACCAACCATGGTGCAGGATGTGGTGCGGATAAGGTAATCACCTTCGGAGGTCTCATACACTACTGCACCCTGATAACCTGAACGAATCGGGAATGAGTTCGATGTCGTCAGGTCTGGATTTTGAATTGAACTGCCGGTATTCTCAGCCATTTATTTACCCCTATCGGGCGCAAGCCCAAAAAGTTCTTTATTTTAATATATCAGTCTACCAGGTACTTGTAAGTAGCGCTTACATTATAACCAAGTTTGTTGCACAGATCCCAGAACTCTGGGAGAAGAATAATGTCGTCACCAGTACCAGCACTCTGCGCCAGGTATGAGTCCAGAGTGGTGTATCCTCCACGACGAAGAACGTGATTGTTCAACGCAAGAACAGCACCATCGAAAAGCGAGGTGCGGGAGAATGCGTTGTCGGTAAGCTGGTAAACAGTAAAGAGAGGCTGAAGAAGATCCACGCTCTGGGTCACATCGTCCAAGAGTGCGATTGTGTAAACCGCTGAATACATTTCAGTCACCGCCAGTTTTAGCTGGGCTTTTGCTGTCGCTATGTTGTCGCTAATTTGCTTGTACTTGTCTGAGTTGATTACTGCCATGAGTTTTGTCTCCGATGTTGTTAAATACTTTAACTTGCTTTATCATAAATCCTTCTTATTTTAAGAAAAATTCATGAATTTTTTCTCTCATTAACGGTAACTGTTTTGTATCGCTAATGAGCCTATTCTTGATACTAAAAGCAATATCATCATCCTGCAATAATATTATTTTTTCTTTTAATTCTGTAAAATTTGATATCCATATACAATCCCCTCCAGATGGTCTAAATTTACAGGTAGAAACAGTTATCAAATTGATCATATTCTCATCAAGGCCTCGACTTGAAAGAAAATCAATGTGCCTTGGAGTTCTAGATAGAATTGGGATGCTTCCATTTTGAATGCAGCAATCTACGGCATAACAACAAGATTGTCTAAGAGAAAGATCTACGACAAACTTATGTCTTGATGCTAATTTTGACAAATTTACATTATCGAGTCCATAAAATGTGCCATAAGGCTCTTCTCCGAAGTCTGCATCAATACCAAAGTAAGCACAAAAAGACTTCAAATCATAATCTGACGGCTCATATATATTAGAGAATATATGAATATTTTTTTCTACTCCAGACAATCCTTCTACAACAGAAATTAGGTTTGATATGTCATTACATGGCCCTCCGCAGATTATACCTTCATCCCTAACATCAGCATTTATAGGAACACCAACATCACTACGCACTTCAATGCCAATAGTATTACTAAATATAGACGAGAAGTTTTTACTGGCCGAACTACCAAAGCATACTAACTTGCTAATTCTACTAAGAGATTCAGAAATGGCAAATGATGGCTCTGAAGAACCAGTCCATATATGAAAATGCTCTATTCCGTCCCCCACCACCTGAAGCGCAGCAGAAACCATTTCCATTTCTGCTCTTTCTCCAATAGACATGATGTAATCAAATTTATTTGATGTGATAGTTTCATACAGACCCACTATTACATTTTCTGACCCGCAAAAGCATGAAATGCTCCTGTCTCCTATCGTGATGGGGTAGCCCATTCCGTCAACGCTCTCTACATAAGATACAGGCTCACATGTAGACACGAATACAACATTCATTCCAGCATCGATTATGCCCCGCGCCACATCTCTACAGATTTCTCCGATAGTACCAGCAACGTGTGGCGATTTACAAAATAGCAAAATACTCTTCATGTCCTTGGTGTATCCTTCCATCCAATAGGTCCTTGTATTTCTAGCTCTTCACCCTTCCAACTAATTTTTGAAGCTTTTAATAATGTATCTTTTGATACAAAACCAAACTCGATGTTTTTTGGCCAAGTATTATGCAAGAATCGGTCAACTATGATTACTCTTGGATCGTACTCCAGCGGATATGGATTAACTATTCCCGTCTTGAGACGAATATGAGTGTCATCTATGACTTCGTCAATACGAACATCTTCAGCTTTAAATCTATCTTCGACAAGTACGAACTGATGCCTAGCCATTCCGTCAGTAGAGTCCACGCGAATTATGGTGTCATTGCGCTCTATGCCAACAGAAACATCAGTATGAGATCTTTCCCCAACAAGAGGGAATAGATTGCGCTTCAATCCTGTTTCTATCGTCTTTGTCAAGTAAAGAAGTGATCTATATCCATCTTCCTGAGTATCGTCCTGGATATAACAACTGATGTCTATGTCGTATGTTTCTATTGTTGTTTCAAGAGTTGCCCATTCCGATGACTTAGATCTACCATTTACTACTACAGCAGGATATCTTGGAATAACAGGAGGATCTCCTATGTATATACCCTGAACAAGTCTCCCCTTCATTGACTTTGCCACTTTACAGTTCTTGGAAACCCTCCATGGGCCATGGACTACAGGTCTATCAAATTCTATGGACTCGCTGTCTGGCTTGGATACTATTATTAACGGATATTCATATTCAGAGCCGTCAGTCAGCATGACCTCATCGCCAATTGAAAACCTCGTTGAGCTGTGCACGTTTACAACTGAGTCACCATTATCTGCATCAGAAGTTAATATTGCTTCCGTTGTAACCCATCTTTGTATTATCTTGCGAATGCTATCTATGACTTCTTCCATATTTTTTTATCGTCCATTATATTTTTTATTCTTATTCTGATCTAACTTAGGATATATAAAATTTGCTTTTTCCTCTGGCATATTTCCATCTGATATTTTTTTAGATATGGATTTGGAGTCTCCAAAAAAAATAGCATCATCTCTTTTTTCAAAAAGCAGTGGATCTGGCACAAGCACAGATCCACGAGAAATTTTCGAGGAATTCAAAACTAATTTTTCTATATTCACGGCATATCACCGATGTCCCTACTTGCATCTGATTCTCCCGCAGGAAGTCCGTATCTATCGATTAGATTTCCACTGGCAAATCTTCTTCCAATCCTGTGCTGACCGTGAAGCACAACCCTGCCATTAAGTATGTTATTTATATCAATCCTAGCCATAGATCTTTGAGTCTTGCCGTAATCTGATTTTTCGCTTGAAGACTGTGATGAAAAATATCTGTCATATATAGATGCAGCAGCTATTCTTGCAGATATGTTCGGAATTGGATCTGGGTATCTGACTCTAATAACTCTGGTATAAGATGGCTCATAGACCAAGCCCAATGAAGATTCCAATGTAAATGTAGATGCATTATCAACACTAGCAACTACGCCACGCTCTTCGATGCCGTCTTGTACAAATATTATATTATCTCCAGGAACTAGAGAGCCAGCCTTATTGTCTTCTAGTATTATTTCTACTGAATATGGGTCGGTAGAAAAAGCAAGTATAAATTCAGCATCAGCAGCCTCCGTGAGAGGCGTTTTATATATTACAGACAATGTAGAATTTATAAATGAATCTGCCATCGATATAAAATTATCCATTATATCGTTTGTTATGAGATTCTTGTCAACTTGATTGCCAAAGTTTATAAGCTTACCACGACCCTCTAGTGTGGGAGTGGTAGCCGATGTCAATGTTTGTGCCAATACATTTTGAACAAGTTGTCTGGTCGCGTAGCCCATTATATTTCCTCAGCCTGTATTAAGCCTTTTTCCAGCTTTCTCTTAACGATCTCAGCCTGAGTCAACAATCCACTGACGACCGAATTTCTTGGAGAAGCCGATTTCATGACTTTGTTTATCGAGAATGGTATCTGAAGAGAGCGAACGATCTTCTCGACTCTCTGCTCAAATCCCTTTGGCATACTTGTACCTCCGGCTACCACTATGTCAATTGGATAGGAAAATTCAGTTTTGACATCCTTTAACTTACTTGTAAAGTTACTAAATACATATTTTAGCATTGCATCATAGTATGCCGAAAGCGCAAAAAGAACATCATCATCGTATTCGTCCTTAGTAAGATCAAGAACTGTTTCTTTCTTAGTCATTACTTGAGAAATAGGTACGCCTGTCTGCTGGGAAACCTGCTTATCTATCCAGTCGCCGCTACGCTGCACAGACATGCCAAGTATTTGCATGCCCTTATATGCTAAAACACAATTTGCTCTTCCAGCACCGAAACTAACTCCCATTCCTGAATATGGAATCTCCTTACCATCCGCATCCTTAGTTGTTGGGCGCTCAGAAAGTATGACAGCCAATCCTTCCTCTATGATTTTAACATTCCATCCAAGTCTAGCGAACATACCTTTTAATCTAGCAGCATGGAATGTATTATCTGCATACTCTATATCTATGCATGGAGAACTTATACATGTGCAAACAATACTTTTCTCATCTGGAGCCTTGCCGCACTGATCCTCTATTATTTTTGCAAGTATGATGTTTTTCTTTTCTTCGTTTCTATTTAAAACTCCGTCCTGAAGAGGCCTGCGCAATTCAACCTTACCTGGAAAAAGCTTGGCTACTTGAAGAGAATCCTCTCCAACTACATAATATGATTTTCCATCCTTAACCCATTGCCAACCATTTCTAGCAAGTATTTCTTCAACATCTTGCCCGCCTGGAACTTCAACAAATGCATTACGAACATTTGTTATAGATATTTTACCGTCAGTGCTAGACTTCGCGCATTGACAAAACATCGTACCAACGTCATATCCTATTGATTCTGGCATATATACCTCACAGTAGTCCTTCTAGTTCGTCAAGTCTATTATTTATGTCTACATCAATCTTCGAAGTTTGCTCCGAAGGAGTCTGACCTTCTACATTTTTTGTCATTCTGTCAACTGCTTTTTGATGAATGATATCCAACATCGCTGGATCTATATTTTCTTCTAACGCCGAAGAATATGAATCCTTGGCATTTACTATATCAGCAGATATCTTAGATGTGCCTATGCGAGATGCCACGGCATCAGCTAACGCATCAATATCCTTACTCTTACTGTCCTCAAGCATTTTTTTAATTTGGAGAAGAACAGCCATATCCATAGAGTCTTTCTTTACCTCTGGATTAGTCTTTATTCCGCCATCCTTCCTAACCAACTTTATAACACCTTTGCTTATGGCGTTTTTTAAGTCTGAAGATTTTTCAGTCTGCATCCTAGAAAATTTCTGATCCAAATCTATACCCTGCTTAGGCGCGAGCATTATTCCCAAGGAAGAAAGAGATACATGTCTTCCAGAGCAGTTGACTATATAAAACATTACCTTTGGGTCCTTATTTTTGGAAATGGTTTTGACCTGAATTCGCTCCAACCCATAAAGATATTCTGCTCTTTACATTTTTCGCATGACCATTTTATCTCTTGTTGCAAAAAATCAAAAATAATAACATTATTATCTATGGTCTCGCATTTGCAATGCTTGCAGATGCACATAGATTTTGCATATTTTATTGGAATATCATTGGTGTCATTATTTTTATCCATGCATCAATTTCTTCAGCCCTTTTTGATGCAGTAGACTGTTGTGGAACAGCTTTGAATTTAATTACAGCATCATATTCAGCTTGACTAATCTTGCCTTGAGCAAGCATTCTATTTACAAATGTAGTGACAGCTCTTTCGTCGGAATTTGAAAAATTCCTTTCTGTTTTTGGTCTTTGACCTATTCTGGACGCAATAGCCGCCAACAATTTAAGATAAACATCAGTGCTAACTAAATTACGTAACTCCAATATTTGTTCAATATTTGGAGCCGTATTCTTATTTGTAAGAAAACCATTTTCTTTTCTGAATTGTTCTATAACTTCAGGATCACCAACTCCGATGACGCCAGCAAGTCTAGCTGTGCTTCCACTGATATTGGATTTTAAGGTTGCCGCACCTTTTATAAAGCTTTCTGGATAATTTTTAAAAACATTTAAGATGTCTTCTATTTTTTGTTCACTAGTTTTTTCAACACCTCCAAGAAGAGACGATGACTTCATGGCCGCAGCAATTGCAGTTAGAGCATCTTTATCCTCCGCACTGACAGTGAAATCTGCTGGAGATACTAATTTATCTTTAAAAATAATATCTACAAATCTTGTTTTGAAAACTGGAATTGGAACTTGCATCTTCCTGCCTGAAGAATCAGTATATTCAAATTGCTTGCTAGAGTACATGTTAAAAGAAGAAGGTTTTTCGTAATCAAATATAAAAGTGGTTTCTATACCATCTATATTCCTAATTCTTTTCGCTGGACCTAAAGAACTGAAATCTTGTGTTTCCAATATTTGTGCTTTATTTTTATTTAATTGAGTAGATCTTGGAGAATCTATAAATCGGATCCAAGATGGAGATGCTCCATTATTTAACTGCTCAATATGCATATTACCTGCTAGCCAATTTTCCAAGCTGGCAGAAGATGCTGCAATCCTGGAAATGGCTCCCGTAAAATAACTGGAAACTAAGTTATTTCCGCCCAGTTCCACCATTGCCTCTTGTGCAATTTTAGACATAATATTTTTAAGTTGATCGGATTTTTCCCTTACGGCATTCAGTATCTCTGCAGGCTGCCCAGGATCTGATAGTGTTGTGCTCGGTATAGTTGAAGATCCAACATCTGCTGAGGAATATCCCTTTCCAGAAACATCCATTGCGTCAGAATCCTCGTCTCCCATTTGGCTCATCTGCCTACCACCAGCTGATCCCTGCGATTCTGCGAGCATGCTTATTTTTAGAAAAACCAAACATAAAGACCTCTGCTCGGGAGGATCTTGAGAAAGAGCATTTGCAAATTCATCTGCCATGTGCTCGAAAGCATATTTTCCATCTGATAATCTATGAGCGTGAAGACCCCCATCTATTTCATCAAAGTATCTACGTGATGCTTCCGCAGGAGTATCGCCACCACCATGCCCAACGTATGAATCACCAAGCGGACGTGCGTTTGGATTTAATGTGTAATGTCTATTGACAAAATCATGAAGCGATCCCTTAATTATTCTGTCATTTGATGTTCTTACAGATTCTGAATGCTGAGATATAAAAAGCGACATAAATGTGGTAGCCCTATCTTTGGCTACCCCGAACAAGTCCTGCCTATTAAATAAAGGTATCTTTCTGGCAGCAAATGACTCCATTGCATTCTTGAATCTATTTTTACCAGTAGGTGTTCTTAGCATTTTAACATAATTACCACACGATTCCATCAAATCTGTGATCATGCCATTGTTTATTATTCTAACCAATGCATCGGCAGCAGCTTTGTTAATCTTATTTATGCTTTCATCAATTGTATTGGTAGATGAAGCAGACACATCACCTATGTCAAACCTATCACCCTTCATGGCATCAAGCATGTTCTTTGCGGCACCATACGATCCTGGCTCGCTATTCCTAATTTCCTCTTCAACCCAATACTCTGCAGAATCTATGCCTTCTTCATTGTATATTTCAATGAGTTTCTTTAATCTTTCAGAATGATTTGCATCTTGCGATTCCTGATAAAGATTATTCAAATATTTGCTGGAAAAGAAAAAAACCATCTCGTCGTCAAACTTTTTCTTGTCTTCTTGAGATAACTTTGATCTAATCTCGTTTTCTACAGTCATATCAGCAGTTTTTTTGTCATTCCCATATTCCGTATATATAGTTTTAGCTTTAGAAACAGCTTCTCTAATATCTAGCGAAGAATTAGAGGGGGCGGCATCAACAGGACCAGAACCAGAAGGTCTAGCATCATTAGTCTTGATCTGTTTTATATTTCCATGCACAGGACCATCACTGGCAGTTTGTGCATATTTTATATATTTTGATAAATTGAATTTATTTTCCATGCTTTTAACTACTTTTTCTTGCTAGATATTCCTTTTGACTCACCCTCCAAGTCTTGCTTATATTTCGTGTCAATCTTAGAAACCAAATGGTGCCTCTGGCAACTCTCTGGAGGAAACTCAAAAAATCCTATTCCATCTATTCCATTCAATCGCTTAATAGCATCCGACAGGCCACTTTTTCCCTTGTCTAGATCTAGTTGAAACTCATCTCCAGCTATAATAATTCTCGAGTCATGCCCAAGCCTTGTTAGAACCAAGTGCATCTGTTCTGGTGTGCTATTCTGGGCTTCGTCTACTATTACAACAGATCTTTCAAATGTTAAGCCTCTCATGTATGCCAACGGCAATATCATGATCTTTTCAGAAGCAAAGTATCTTCCTGCTGTGGCTTTGCCCAAAAGCTTATCTGCTATCATCCTTACAGGAGTAACAAACGGATCGAACTTTTCCTCTAGTGTGCCTGGAAGATAGCCTAATTTTTCTCCAGCAGTTACATAAGGACGTGTTATGACTATTTTGTCAATCTCACCAGCCATCAATAGACGAACTGCACATCCAAAAGCAACTGTTGTCTTACCCGTACCTGCGACTCCATAAAGAAAACTTACAGGATTGCTTATGATAGTCTCTACGGCCTTTTTTTGCCATTCGTCTCTAGGCTTAAATGCACTATGAACATATTCGCCTTGAGATATCTCCTTGGATATTTGCTTCTGTCCTTTGCTTCTACTCTTGCTCATAGTTTCCCTTTCTTTTTAAAACAACATACTCAGGATCATCAGGATCCTCTTGAACTTCTATTCCGCCCACAAATGGAGTGAGATATTTTTTAGGTATATGCTTGATATCTTCTACAAAAGTATGCCAAAACGCATATGGCACTTTTATCATATTCCCCTTCAAAACCAAGGCCCGTACTCGCAGAGGATCTTTGTTGAAAACTTTTTTTATTCTCTCGCTGCTACTATCTATCTCATTTCGATAAACTACGTTGTCCCAACCACCAACTATAAAATCCTTACGCAGACTGCGTTTTTCCTCTGAAGATAATGCATCAATTATCTTCTCCTTATAATCAAGCGGAAGAGGCCTGGTCAGACGAAGGAATTCCCCATAGTCTGAAAACAAATTTACCTACCTTATGTTAATGGTGTTTACATACACTTTTATATCGCACAAGTCTAAAATACGCTTATTTTTTATATCTATATTTCCGTTGAGCCAATTCATGACCATGCTACTATCAACTGCCATTCCCTGACCCTCCAGCAGCATAAGTGATGCCTCCTTAGGTAGAGACGATATGACTGGATCGCCACCATTCAATATAAGTTTTTTAAGTTCTTCTGTAGCAAGAACATATATAGTAGCATCTCTATCCTGTATTGCATTTCTTATTTTATTAATGTCTTTAGTTTCTATCATTTATGTATTGCTTCCAGTAAACATATATCTGAACCATCTACTTCTTCCACCAGGAAGAGTATACTCTGGAACAACAACCATTCTAGTCAATCCAACATATGGACCAAACTTTTTCTGTTCGTACATTTTATTGAGATCTTCCTCGAAGTTTTTCTTTAATGTATCTATTTGACCGTGAAGATTCTGTGCCTTTTCTGGTCCACCAAAAACAAGACTTGGCTCTTGTAAAGAAAGACTGAGCATTATTTCCCTAAGCGCATCAACTGCAGCTCCATAAAGAGTAGGTATAACAGCCCTGTGTGGCATAGTCTGCAATGTATAGCTGCTATATGGAGGATAATAATTGTATCTAGCTAATCCATTATTGAGAAATCTTACAATTTGCCTATCATCGAACCATCTAAAGTTGTAGTCTGCATATACATTATCATATTCTGTAAGAGGCTCGGCGAATGTGACGCGACCAAGAAAATAATCTACCCCAACTCCGGCTTGCACTATTTCCTTATTTAAGTATATTTTTACGCCAGCACCTTGATTCCATCTTGGAAATGAAAACTTGAAATTTTGTCTATCCCTACTCGGCCTAGCCTGCTCAAAATATACGGGAATGTTCATTACTGGTCGAATATGAAATTCAAGGGCAGTTCGTAAATCGGCAATTACTCCATAATAAATACTAGATTTGTCGGGCATCTCCGATACTACGGCAGATTGTTGCACAGAGTATTCCGTGTCGTCGTACGTGTAAGACCATACTATATTATAAAGACCAACCTCAGCCTCAGCATCTACTGACCATTCATAGAAATAATAACCATCAGATACTGTTGTTGCAGCAACTGAATCCACGACAACTTCTGATGAGTCTGCATGAGTTATTGTTATCGCAACTGATTCGGCGGATCGTGAAAATCCATCAATATCAGTTACCTTCAGAAAAATACTATTAGTAGTTCCCTGAGAAAAATTTCCTACTTTATCTGCTACTGAAGATATCCAAGTCATTGTTATATATTAGAATGTTCTAAATGAAACTCCTACCGAAGGTGCCGTTCTTTGAGTAGAAAGTGAAGCGGTAGCAGAAAGATTTGTTAGCATGATATTGTCTGGATTTCCACCTATTCTAGATGGATAAGAAGATCCCTGAGATAAGGCCAAAATAAAATTACCATTCAGTATATAAGGCAGAGCAGAACTATTCATAGCAAACTCCGAATCAATGCTTCCACCGCTATCTGATACATTTACACCTTGTAATAGCGTTCTACTCCCGTCATTAGTCCTAATTGAAATATATGTATATGATATACCAGCTATTCTGGGATTTATTGCAATAGATACCTTACACTTATTTTTTGCCGTATAAACAAACATTTCTGCCAAACCAGTTTCCGCAGCGTTAGATGCCACAAAAGCTCCACTCATTTTTATTGAATAATTTCTCGTATTCACGCTATCATACGAGATAATCGGCGATATACTATCCAAATTTGAAGGATCCACCTGCGAAAGTGTTACAGACGACCATCCAGTAGATCCCATTGACACTATCTCATCATACACTGAAGGAGAACTGTAATTGCCTCTGTATATCCTTACAACATAAACACCATTGGTCAATGCTGAAGTTGGAACAGATCCATACAGCCTACCCATGCTTCCAGCAGATAAAGCTATAGCTGCATCGGAGAAAGAAATTGAACTGTCCAATACAAAACTGCTGCTTGTTTTTGAAAAAATAAAATTATCTCGAGATACAACAGCATAGTAATCGTCACTGTCGTATTGAAAAAATTCAAATTTTAAAGTCATATCATGTATTTCTCATTATTTCCACGATATCATCCCTATTCTTTCCTGATGATATATATGAAGCAATTATGCCAGTCAGTACTGCCGAAGCTATACTGCTACCTCCCAATTTTATGTATCTATCATCTGGAGAAAAAGTCCAACAACCTTTGTGGTCAAACTGTATGTCAACTCCTCCGTCACTACGATGATTGGCATATTTGCCTTTTCCGAAACACGCAGAATATACTTTTGGAAAAGAGCCCGGAAAAACATGCTTGCTTGCGTTTTTATCATTGCTTTTTCCAGCTGCTATTACTATGCATCCTTTTTGAATACATTTATTAGCAACCTCTTCAAGATATCTATCCTTATCTTCTGATCCAGCAGCAACAAGTATAATGTCAGAACCAGCTGCAGCGCCCCATAGCATGCCTGCTGCTATCTTTTTAACACTAGCCTTCCCATCGTGCCCTATGCATCTTGCATAACGCAAAAATGCGCTTGGACACAATCCAGCATACTTGTCAGTCTTTCCAGCTATTATTCCAGATACAGCTGTAGCGTGACCATTTTCATCCCATGGTATGGATTCTGAACCGCAGAAATCTACATAAACATTTTTTAAAATAGAATCGCTAAATCTTATTCCAGAATGAAGTGGACAACCAGTGTCTACGACGCAGATAGATACTGGAGAATTAGATGCAGAAAAATTTGCAAAACCAAAATCAGATGGCTTTAAAGTTATCTTTGAGGGCAATTGCTTAGAAGATTTTGAGAAATCTATATTTCGAATCGCAATCAAGCATTGTACTCCGATATATTCTGTTCCACAAGTCTAGATCCGCTACTGAGATTAGGAAGTCCATCGCATGGTTTTCTAAGCAGTATGACAGAATTACCGTGTGCGTATGATGCCATGGCGCAAAAGGCATCATCAGTTATAAGTGTTGAACATGAACAACTTTCATGTAATCTTTTCATAACATTTTGCCTAATCGGAACATGCCATAATCTCAAATTCTGAACAAAGAATGCGCTCTTTACGAGCATTCGTACTGACTCGCTTTTTATGGCAACTCCAGTATATGGTTTTGATATCTTTTGAGCATCTATTAGTTCCATGTAAAATGATTTGCTGAAAGCTTTTTCATATATTTCCAGCAGTGGAGCATCGCTCTGACCATTCCAGCATGAAGAAACTTCGCTCCATGACGATTCATATTCGTCGGCAACGCATCCCATCGTCTCTATGCCTCGCATCCTGGCATCTCTTTCAGCTATTGGATCTGGTGCCAAAAAAAGCATTTTACCATCTATCGATGTTCCATCGCATATGCTGATGTCTATGTCGTTAGAAAATATATTTTCCTGAGCCATAGATTTTGGCATGATAGAAACATCATAGCCTCTTTCTCTCATTATCCTATAAGCGCCTATGGCAAAAAATACCGACCAATCTTGAATAGGACATACTATTACTATCTTATCTCCTTTTATCACAGATTTATCCTTGTTGCCTTTCTTGCAAGTCTTCCGTCTTCATCATTCAGATCAGAATCATCCGAGTCCACTTTCTTACCGCCATTTTTATGTTTTCTCTGGGCTATCTTTATGCTTTCCTGCTTCTTATGTTCAAGTTCTGCGATTGACGATTCATCTATAAATATAAGTCTTCCTGAATTTATTAGCTTCTCTACTTGATGAGGAATATGACCTCCATATGTATTTTTTAAACTTTCAACAGACTTGTAGTCATACCCATTTTCAAACATTAGCGTTGGGGTTAATCCAGCAACGATGACAGCCGAAGGCTTTGAGGGAACAATATATTTTGCAGAACTTGTATCATAAGATGTATTGCGCTTTTCAGATTGGGCATTACTCCCAATAATGTTTTCTTTACTATTACCAATGTGCGTGATCAAATCTTTAACACTTATCTGCTTTGCAAATACACATGATATATTCTCGTTGGAAAATGATGCAAGCACATCAGTTGCTTCTTCATATGGAATTTTTCTCGTGCCATTGGAAATAAAATACATGTTTCTATTTGCATCATCCATTATAACTATCATTTCATTTCCTCCAAAAGCAATTTTAACTTATTAGCCACAGCTCTGCGACCAACCTGAGCCACAACAGCGTCTCTTGCATTCAAAGCATTTGCTTTATACTTAGAATAATTTAAATATACATCTCGCATTGAACTTCCAAAACTGTCTATAAAAGCGTCAGAAGTTAAGTCTAGCATCGTTTGACCGTCCCAATACGAAACACCAGTGGCACCACTTGGAACTTTTTTATATGAATCAAAATCAACTAATTTAGAATTACTATCATTAAGAATATCAGTATAACCACCATGACGAGTGGCAACAACTGGTATTCCGCAAAGAAGAGATTCTATATGCGGAAGCCCGTAACCCTCGCCTCTTGAAGCCAAAACAAAACAATTTGATGCTCTATATATGCTCGCCAGTTCTGCATCATCGACCTCTTTAGAGAATCTAGCCACATGCGGCAATCTTCTACCACCATATTCTTTGGCGATACTTTCAACTTCATCATAAACGCCACGCACGGAGGATCCATGTCTTTTAAATCTGGAAACCAACAATAAAGATACATCATCTTCATAATTAAAATTCCGGAAATAAGAGTGAAGCATTATTTCTGGCGCTTTTCTATACCCCCAGTTAAAAACAGAAACAAAAACAAACTTCTTAAGTTTAGGATTAAATTCTTTGATATCGCCATTGTGAGTCCAGACATGTTCATCCACTACTCCAGGAAGCACTGCAGAATCAACCCCAGCCTCCGACTTAAGGACTCCAGAACAGAAGTTAGATGTAGTCCAAATTCTATCATATGCATGCAAATTATCTCTTAATGACAATGGTAATGTAGATGTTTCCACTGTTGTATATAAAATCTTTTTCCTAGCCACTTTAGGAAGAACCATATTGGGGACGACACTATCTACGGTAGTCCAACACCTGCCCTTCCAACTCTTATAATCAGAGAACTCCCTCAAATCCTTGCCTATAAGTTTTGGATGCTTATCATCTACTGGATCAACAAGCATATCTATTCCATGCGAATTAGCAACTTTTACTAAATTCCTATTGACTTTCGCGTAGCCAGAATAGTCAAGCATCTGGCCTCTCAAGACTACATTGGCTATTTCTCTTCCTTTTGAATCAATCATATTATCCTTTTGCCCGACAATCTGCATCAAGGCCTTGGCTGCAGCACACTCATCATCAGCTTCATCCATAACTAAATGACCAGACAATATCAAATTCCTCATTCTGATATCATTTGATAATGCAGAACAAGAAACGTCTATTATGCCACCAGGAGGTATCGATGACTTACCGCTAGAGAGCTGGAGATCAGCATTGCAATTATTGATTAAACGCACAGCAATTTTTCGGAACTACAGATTAATAGACCACTTTTTCTTCCCACAATCCCAGATTCTGTATAAACCTCTTTCCAGACACCACTCTCTCTCGGTCATGCCCTCAGGGCACTTTGTTGATTTTTTCTTTTGGGACTGCTTGGATTTATAGCAATCATTCCTGAGATCCCAATAAAAATAATCAGGTCTATATGTCTTTTCCAAATTAAAACCCATCTTTTCGTATGCCCAGCCAGTACTTATAGCGCTATCTGACCATGTAGTGATTTTACTAAATTTGTTTCTCCTACACCATTCTATTGCCTTGCTCAGCATTCTTGATGCTCCGCCGGATACTGTAGTATTATTAGCAAATACCATCCTGCTTAAGATGGCTTCGTTGTCATCACTTTTTCTGTGATGACCTCCTATTGTCATAGATCCCACAATGGATCCATTATGCATTAGATTAATCCAAAAATCTGTTCCTATAGGCTTGCCTTGAATATGCACCATATCTATAAAATTATTTTGTTCTGAGTAGTCTAATTGACAGTCCCTTGCTCCTATCCTTATCTGATTTGCACCACAAGCAGAGCGGAGAAAGGATTCTATTTGAAATCTTCGTTCTTCCCATTGCTTTTCAAATATGTGAATTAAACGTATCCCGTTTTCTTCACATATTTTACTTTTATTATAATGCTTATTTCTAGCTGCCTTACGATCAACTATAGCCTCGGAATGCCAATATGACCCATTAAATTCAATCGCTAATTGCAAAGATGGAGAATATATATCTAATTCAATGCCTATCCTTGAAACATCATTCATGATCGCATCTGTTATTCCTATTGAGTTAATAAAAGATAGTATCTCTTTCTGCTTTTGATTCTTTGGATAAGAATATAAACTCTTGTACTTATCCCTTATTTCAGGAGCCAAAAGAGCCTTATTTAAAGCCACTCTATCTATTTTAAATTCGTCTGCTATTTCTCCTAGAGATCTACCAGATTCAATCATGGTCCAAAGTTCTTTGCTATTACGAACAAAATTATGCATAGAATATTTTGCGCATTCTTCATTAACAATATGACGCCATGAATCTTTTATCTTATTAGAAACTGCAGTATTTTGTGCTGGATTTTCAGTGCCATATTTTTCCATGCTGGTAAGTTTGCGCTTCTCTTGCACTGATGGGTTCAAATTAAAGTGCGAAACTCCATATTTTTCCAAACTTGTTTTTCTTACCTTTTCCATATGATCTTCAAGCTTACATGGATTGTCAACCCCATGTCTTTCAATCATAATATTCTTAAAATAATTTTGAAATGATGGATCCTTTTTTGCAGATCTAATCTTGTCTTTTATTAATTCATTTTTTTGAGGAACCTCATTCCCCCATTTTTTGACATTAGTCTGACGTGATTTTTCTCTTACATCTTCAGACAGAAATGGAGATCCTGACTCGCTCATTTCTTTCAATCTACATTGCTTATGACATGCTGAGCCTGATTTGTTAAAAAAGCCTTTCCTAATATCCATAAAATCACCACAATAACGACATGAGGCAACAACAAATTTTGAGGATGTTTTCCCAAGATTTTCTGGCAGATACCCAAACTTATCAAAAGTTAATTTTGGGTCTATTTGCGAATTGAAATTGAATATCTTTCTTTCTGCCATATGAGATATTATATACGAGCAAGTTGGAATAACACCTTTTTGAAAAGTAGTTTTTATGATATAACAATAAAATAAAAAAGGCTCCATGCCTTTCGGCATGAAGCCCCTCTGGGAACCGCTTATGGGCGGATTTTACCCTCTATTAGGATGCAACGCTGACTTCGATCTTGGCTACAGCGTAGTCGTTCATTACAACAACGCCGACTTCCTCGAAAATGACCCAGCCAAGACGAAGCTTCTTTGGATCGTCTGCTGGAAGAACAGTGATATCCTGACGGATTGGGAAAGCTCCAACAGTGTCTGGAGAAGCAGTAACCAATATGGTCTGAGTGTCAAGCTGGGAACTGACGTGAATGTCAGCAGTCCAGAGGTGACCGTAAAGACCAGTGGTCAGAATCTCACGAGTGGTAGCCTCATCGTAGAAAGACTTACCAAAAGTACGGAATGAAGCGTACTGATTGGGGTGGCAAACAACCTTAGAGGCAACAAGGTCGTGCTGCTCGATGAAGCGGTAAGCAGTGTTCAGAGAAGCAGTCTCCAGGGTTCCCTGGTTATCTACAATCTGGCTGCCGAGACCACTAGCATCACGCGCATCAGCTGCAGCGATGAGAGCATTGAATATGTTGCGATCCTCTTCCTTCTGGATTGCTTCCTTAGCCTTGATCTGAGCACGGTCGACGATATAGAATCGACGAGCCTTGATCTCAGAAAGACGGATGGTTGGGTGAGCAGCGATTTCGAAGGTTGGGACAAGGATCTCCTCGCCCTCAACGATCTGATCAGGCACTGCGCCCTGACGAGCAACAACGGTGGCCACGGAGGCAACGTCACGCTCGTAACGGGGAAGAGCGCCCTGGGGAAGCTCATCAACCATCAGAAGCTTACGACCAACCGCCTGATACTCAAGTGACCGGCGAATTGGCTCAACCATTGCCTGAGCAAGCGCGGTGCGACCCTCTTCGGTGGCGAGCGCCTGGGCAATGACCATTTCCTTCTCATCATAGGTAAGACCATTTTTATCTATTGACATGGATCTAAATTCCTTTTCTTTCTTTGTGCTAGTTTTCCGTTATTGCGGTAAAGTTCTAGCTAGGTTAATTATGCAGGCTGAATGTTCATGTAGAAATGAACGAAAGTTCCAAGACTGGTTGACCCGTTGATGCCCTCAAGAGCAGCAGTGGCCTTATCATCAGCACCAGGAACGCCGCTTGGATAGGCGTTTGGAAGGCTGAGGAGGATTCCAACCTTATTGTCATTGGACGAAGTGGTCAAAAGACCACTGTCAGACATGTAGAGAGTTGAACCAACAGTAGACTCGTTAGTAATAACTGATGAGTCGTACTGATCGCTATAGAACTCTCCAGTACCCATATAGACGGTGATCTTACCAGAGGCAAGAGACTCGTCAAAGAAGTCGCTCACGCGATTGGCAGTGGACTTGGTAGCACCGGTTCCACTGACAACGAGAGAGGACTGGTAGGGCTTGTTGCTAGTGGTGCTATTGGCTGAGTCGCCAGCAATACCTATAGCATTGGTGTAGGTGCCGTCCTTACGAACGACGGTAGAGTTGTGACCCGCGTCAGGAACGAGAGCCACGCCCATTCCCTCCTTGATTTCGTTGTTGTTGACATTGCTGACAACGAAATTGGAGGCGATTGTATGATAAACTTCAATAAGTGCCATTCTTTTATTCTCCTATATTTTTTATATTATCTGAAAACGTCACGTAACTTGGCATTTTCCGTCTGATCAGCCATTTCGTTCTGCTTGTGTAGACGGAAGAGAGAAGATATCTTTGACTTAAGATCAGAAGATACATTCTTCTCGCTGCTGGAATCTGCTATCAGAAGAGGTTTCTCCAAACCACCTGATACAGAAGCTGTCTTTAGACCTTTAGAGGCGTTCCTAAACATAACTTTCTCAAGATCCTGAAGCTGAGATACCTGGTATCTCGATAGCTCGTTTATCTTTGCAGGCATTTGCATGGCTGAAATAACCTTCTCCTCAACCATTCTTGCTGCAATCTTGAGCGCAAGTTCCTCACGAACACCACTGGTCTTCGTATCTCCACCAGATCCAGCGTCTCCGCCAGTCATGTGATTTTGCTTTTCTGCTGTGTATCCTGCTTCAGACTCGCCATCAAAGGCACCATCTCCAGCAGGTATGCTTGGGGTATCAAGATCGGCACCGCCCTTTGATGGAACATTGGGAGATGTCATCTCAATGCCGTCCTTGCTGTAATTTCCAATGTCCTTATCGTCTTGGACATTGCCTCGCTGCAACTTCATGTCTTTTGCCATCTTTGCAAGTGCGGACTCAAAAGATGCCACGCGACCAGTCACAGCATTGCCCATCTCAGAGTCTCCAGTAACTGGGATAGAAGGCTTATCCATATCCTTCATTCCCTCGCCAGAAGTAGGAGCATCGGCATCTTCCATGGGGACATTCTCGCCAGATATCTTTCCTGCGTTGTCCTGTGGATTTTCCTGCTTTACTTCTTTTTCACTTGAACTCTTATTGAGGGAATTGGCTATCTTAGACACATCAAGTTCAAGTTTTCCGACGCCAACTACTCTACCACGGCGCAATGCCATTGCTTCACGCTGAATGCGCTCGTCATTGGACTCTGCTGCCTTTGGTGCTAATTTTGTCATGTCGGATTCTTTTTCCATGGTATCATTTACAATATTCATGTCTTGTCCGTCTTTTCCTTTGTTAATTTCTAATTTTTCAGCTTTTTCGTCGGAATCGGACGAATCATCACCTGATGTATCAACATCAACATCACCTTCTTCAATGTCTGCATCGTCATCAGCTATCTCAAATTCAACATCATTGTCTTCTGCTCCATCTGAAGATGGAACATTGGACATAATCTCAGATATAGCTTTTTCTATCGCATCAAGCATCTCTGGATCAGCGTGAAGCTTGAGATCTATCTCCATGTCATTTGGATCAACATGTTTTACATCAACATCATCGCCGTCAGAATCGAATGGATCTGAATTATCATCGTCATTACCTTCATCAGATCCATCAGTGTCATCACCACCGAATTCGTCTCCAGACATGGCTTCAGCAAAAAGCTCCTCTACTGAAGCGTACTTAGTCTTCATTCCATCGCATGCGTAAGCAGCCTTGCCAAGAGTCATTCCAGAACGAATGAGATCCTCAAGGCAATTATCCATCGCATCCTTGTCAGACCATACGGAAGCAATCTTGCTGGCCAATCCTGTGGTATACACCTTCTCCTTAGCAAGACCATTGCAAACGCAATCAGCAAGATTTCTACCTTCACATGGGCCACTGAGCGCGAGAGCATTCTCTCCATAACGTCGAGCAAGTTTCTCCATGCAATCATTCATGGGGAATTCTCCATGAACGGTAAAGGCCTGCTTGATGGAATATTTCACATCTGAATCCAATGATGCTTGCTTAATCTCGGAATATTTTCCAGACTGATGAACAGCAATAATGGTTTCTGCCTTTTTGTTAACTGGCATTGAATCAAACTGAGATTCGGAAATTCCCATTTCTGAAAGCGCATTCACAAAAGCCTGCTTCTTACGAGAACAACTGGAGCATGATGCCTTCTTGACCTGTGGAACCCATTCCCATTGAGCCCATATTGACTTAGGATCATTTGCACTTGCTGCAACACGAACTATGTACTTCTGCCCACTGTCAAGACATGCCCAAGTACCATCTCCCAACTTGACGGTGTTCCTTGTGCCAGTAATAGGACTTACTGATCCGAATTCAATAGTGGAAGCCACCTTCTTGAGTGCGTCAACATCCAACTTGGCACTGGCAGCAACTGGGGGCATTGCACCAGATGGTGGCAGCGCTGCTCCAGATCCTCCCAGACCTTTCTCTACAGATGCTTCAGAATCTTCAGAACTTGGTTCCGCCTCAGAAGCACCATCAAGTAAAGATGCGGGGACGACCTTCAGGCTAAATCCACTACCACATCCAGGACCCTTGCACTTTGATTTTCCACCTGAAACATCAACATCATTATTTCCGCAAACAACACAGACTGCCATGGGAGGATTCGCTGTTTCTGGAGCATCTTCGGCAGATTCCGAAGCATCGTCACCACCCAAACCAGCCAACGGATCTGCTGCTGGCGAAGGAGCTCCACCTGGACCAGGAATACCAGGACCAGTTGTAAGAGCCTCCACTCCAGGAGTTCCTGGAGGAACACTACCGCCAGGAAGATTCATACCAGCTCCCATTCCAGCAGGATTAAGGTTAGCTGGCATTTGTCCGCCCATCATCTGCGCTTTCTTCTCTAACTCGTCAATTTTATTAAGGACAGAAGCGCGCTTGCTTCTCCTGTCTTCCAAAGAGGAGGAGGCATTCTTTTCTGACTTTTCAGCGGAAGAAAGCCATTCGTTGTAATGCTTTAATTCCTCCGCATCAAGCATGGATGCAATCTTCAAAGTTGCTTCCACGATACCGTTGGAATCGTCTATATCTATTGACATAGGAGCAAGTTCTGAGACTCCGAAAGCCTCAGAAACCTGAGCAGATGCAAACTTATGAACAGCACGCACAAATGCATCACCAGCGGAAGGATCTACGTTAATGTCATCTTCTATCGTCGCGCATATCTTGAAAAGTCCATCTTCTGGAAAGTTAGACTCGCGAAAGGCCTTACGGAAAATATCATCCTCATCTACGCTGGCATCCTCCTCTACTGAGGCGAATTTTTCAGCGTTGTCGATAGCAGTCTGGAAGGCAACTTGCTCTTTAGATATCCAAGATGCTGCTTTTATTACCTGATCAACAGGAAGATTGCCAACATGATCAGCCAAGCCAGCAACGAGAGCGTCCATTGGCTCTATACCGAGATCAGCAGAACTTGCTTCCTTGGAAAGGAAACGCTTCAAAGAAACATTCTTAATCCTGTCCTCAACCAGCCATGGAGCAGCGTTGTAAAGAACGCTGAAAGCAGTCTTCTCCATGTTCTTACCAGCAACAGCGAATGCTTTCTTAACCTGATCAGCAGTTAGACCATAGAAGCCTATAGCCGTTGATATGCCATCTGATGCAGCTTTGATCAAATCAACTGCAGAAGATGAGGCATTCTTGGCAAGTTGCCCCTCTGTGGTTTCCGATGGATCAACCCACTTGTGAGACTTTCGAAGGGCTTCAAGTTGAGATTCTTTTGCGCCTTCAGACCAATCCGAAGGCAACTTGGCATATACTTCCCTGTTAGCAGCAGTCCACTGTCCTTCAGTGATGGCTTCTGGAGTGTTGCTCCAACGAACCATGAATCCGCCCTTGCCATTCAACTGAGACTCCACAGTATCAGTGGGAGATGGATGACGTTCTACTGGAGAAGCACTAGATTCGTCCTTCTTTATGTGCCCATCAAGTTGGGATTGAGTGGTCTTGTCTGGAGCATCGCCCTTGCGTGCTCCATATAAAAGACCAGATCCATCAAGCTGAGCCTGAGTAGTTACATCTGGTGCATCTTTTCTCTTAGCGATCTTCAGATTATCATTATTTTCATTGCTATTCATAGTATCTTCGCTCCGGTTGGTGCCGCCGTAACCTGCAATTAACAACCTTCTGGCGGCCTCCGTGGGGTCGTTTATTACCAACTGCCGTAATTCTTGAGTAAGCGTATCGACGCTTGCCCATTTAGTCATTCTTGTGCCATTAAACGCAGATACAAACATATCCCCATCATCATCAGCAGTGATAACAATGGAGATATCGCCATCTGTCGCCCTGTAATCAGAACTTAGTCCCAAATCAATACCCTCCGCTAATTTTTCTTCTAAATTAGCAATCCTATCGCGTATCATATGACTTATTTTAACAAAATCCTCCATATTTTCTGATTTTCTTGGCATAAAAGAAGGTTTTGTCACTCTACCTATATCATCACCGTACTCAGTAGTCTGTGCCGAGAATGATCCAGGCTTAGCTACTGCAGTTTGGATAGGCTTAGTACTCGCAGGGATGGCAGCAGATGGAGATGGCATAGCAGGGGTGGATGTCTGCACAGGAGACCCTTGAGGATTAATGGGAGAGGCATGCTCCGCCACTCCAAAAGCAACCTGGTCGTCACTAGGCGATGGAAGTCTTGCATATCCCATTTCCACTAATTCATCTGCTATTTTCTGAACATCTGCGCAAACTTTTATAATATCTGAAACATACTCCAAAGATACTTTTGATTTTTGAGCCATCATAGAGCGAACAACTCTCTCCATTTTATTCATAGCCTCATTTAAATCTCCAATCTCCTTGACCCCAGCAACTTTTCTTAAAGAGCAAGAACCATCACTGCATCCATCATTATGCTCTTGCCCCTCAATGGATGATGCGTATTTCTTAATAATATCTGTGACATTAGCAACTTTCTTCTGCAATTCACTTGGATTAAGTATGTCGGACACGAGACAATCATGACAAGCAGGATTGACTACAAAACTGTCTTCTATAAATTTAACCCCATAGTTGTGCTCAAATATTTGCTTGTCTTTATAGACATTGGCTTTTTTCTCGCCCTTTTTCTTGTCACATAATGGGCATGGCTCATCTCCAGCATTAGGACGATCATGATACTTGCATTCGCATTCCCCATTAAAGAGTCTCTTTTTTCTTTCCTTAATGTGGCTACAAAATTCTTTAGCTGTGGCAGCTCTGGTATGACATATACTGCAGCAGGAATACTTCACAGAACATCCCATCGAACTGCCAGTAACATAGCCTGCCTCAAGCCCACGAGCAAGACGAGGGAAAGCAACCTTATCGACCATGTTTATGGTGTATATGCCACCTCTTTCATCATCATACCATGCGTGAACAACCTTGCCTCTGGCTTTTTCTATATCATCATTTTGATGATTAACGAAAACTGGAACGCCAATGAATGTGCTAGTAGCTTTCTTAAGTTCACTTTCGTTGAAGAAATCACCATTGTCGTTAACTTCATCTTTCTTAATAGCAAAAACCTTAACGAATAGGCACTCTGAATTTTCGTCAATGGCTTTATCAAGATCAAAGCCTCCCAAATCTACTACTTTACCGTTTTTATTGAAGATTGATCCGTTTTCTTTAATAGAAGCATTTTTAGTTAGAATATCTGTGTTTATCTCTTGCCAATTATTGGGCAGATTAAGAGCACATACATCTCTATCAGATGTAAAACGGAAACTCTTCTTACCCAAACCATTTTCTTCAATAGTATCTTCCATGTTAAGCCTTTATAAAACGAGGTATTTTAATTCCTTGGAGATTTTCATCGGTATAATTAATCTGTTCTTTTGGGTATGGTATGTTGTACTTATCATTCAGGAAGGTTAATGCACTAGCTATATTGTTAAAATACCTTCCATATGGAGAATAAACCTTTGTTACATCTCTTTTATATATTGGAGGTAGTTTTTTTATGCCAGCAAAAAATGCATTGTCTAGTTCTTTTGTTTTTGCGGGAGAGCAAACAACGTAGTAATCGCTATTCGTAGTATAATCATGACCAGCCCATCTGTAGTAAGAACCAATACCGATCTGATCCTCATATCTCTCCTTTAGAGGTTTAGTTCTTTCCGTATATTCTTCTTTCCAGGAAATGTTGCGGTCTTTTATTCTCTTAGCTGCGATCTTTATCATCTATTTCTCCAGAAGGAAGGTAGATAGTGCAAAATTCACTATCTATCATACTGAAATTATGAATAGAAGCCTTTTTGCTAAGTTGCTTTTTCTCCAATGCTGCTTCACGAATGTTAGCAGATATAATCTTCTCAACCTCATCGACCGCACCATTAAGAGCTGACTCTTTAATTCGTATTACACGCCATCCCATTGTGGCTAAATTAGCATCACGATTTTTGTCCCTATATATAGATTCTGGGTCAGAATGCCAGAAGTCACCATCAGCCTCCAAGTCAACACCGATTTCTGGATAGGCAAAGTCAAGCAAGTATGGACTTGTAGAATATGGAGTTGCTTGTTTAAACTGAGCAAAAAGCCTATATGGAACTCTCATTCTAGATAGAATAGAATATAGTTTTTGTTCTGGCTTAGTTAAATAAATTTGTTTAGGAGGCTCTGGCTTATGCTCCTCTTTTTTTTCAATCTTTGGAGCCTTGCCTTTTTTATATATTTTATCAGGCATTACTGCTGCTGATGATTGAAGCGCTCCCCCTTCTGCAGCAGGCATAGGCGCAGCTTCTCCTGTCAATGACGGAGCAGATACGCTAGAGTCCATTGATGGCATAGCGCCACCACTTGGAGCTCCCATATCTGGTGGAGGCAAGGGACTTCCCATATCCAATGGAGGGCCACTGCCACCAGTTGGCATTGGCATCTCAGTGCCAGCAGAAGAACCTCCTCCAGAACCAGAGCCACCCATTATATTACCACCCTTACCAGCGGTAATCTGTTCCTCTCTTAGCCTATTGATTTCAGTATCATAATCGATATTAAATTCCTCAAGCAATTTTTGCGTTGAAATAAGACCCTTATCATGAAGTTGCATTAGATTTTGCAATTTAGATGTATTATCACGAAGATTAAGGTCGTTCCATTTTAATCTTGGATACAAATAAACCGTTTCACCAACAAGTTTAGACTTTGATACGTCAACAAAGCCCTGCATTTGAGCAACTGGTAAAAATATATTCTTCTCAACCCAAGATGCTAGCTCTATCCTCCATGTCTCCAACCTTCTTATCAAAGTTTCCACGCCCACAGCCGCTGAACTATATCCTGCCATTTCGCCGTTAAGCAATGTCTGAGGCAACATGAGACCATCAAGCATCTCCTTGCCTATTGCCTCCATTTGAGTACTCATATCATGAATCTTGCCCGTTGCTCCAACAAAGTCCATCTCAAATGCATGATGAGTAACAATAGTGAGATTCGGATCATTTGCAACTGATGCCAATTGGGATTGTGCATCAGCAATATCTGCCTCACTGGCTGGACGATTTTCAGTACCAACTTTTACTACCCTGACTGGAAGTATATGCCTTTCAGCTGCTATCCAATTCGCTGTCATTAATTTTGTTTTATAAGATATTATGGTGAATAATCTTCTCAACAATGATTCTCCATAAGTACCGTATGGAGAACCTTTGCGCTTTATATGACTTACACATCTGGGAGAGAGAGGAATTGGAGCTCCAGCCATCACCATTCGCTTAACATTTTCTGGTATTCTATTATAAACTTCAAGAGGCTTCTTTTGCGACACCACTCTCTTCAGATCATCATCTGGAAGAAGCACAACTGCAGGCTCATCTGCTAACTGAGTTCTTTGGACTTCAACAAAGTCAGGATTTAATATAAGTATCCTCTTAATTACTCCATCAGGATGATTGCACATCATCCCATCGACTCTTTCTCCAGTACCACCACACACAGGACATTCCACCTCGGTAAAGACAAATACGTCTCCGAGAAGATAATATTCGTGACTTATTTTTCTAAGCCAGTTTTCCAAATCCAACTTATCTATCAAATGCTCATAAAATGCCAGAACCTTACGATCCTTGCATTCTAGCTTGAATCCGTTCATGGGAAAATTAGCATAAAAATCTATTCCAGCAGCAGCTTTTGGCTCGTTCTCGTAATAAAACCTCGCCCACTGAGCGACTTCTCGACGCTTACTTGCTATCTGCCAATTTTGAGGAGTGTGCAGGGGACTAAAGAACATTGGCTGAGTAAATATGGTAGATGCTGATCCACCAACATACTGAGCAGCCTTGGTGATAGGCATATGCACAGCACCACCTGATGCCAGCTTATTCATACTTAATGAATTATCTGAACTACCTGATTCGACTTCTTTATTGGAATTTTTTTTGGTCATACTAACCTAGATTTCGGTATTACGATTTAAAGTGAATTATTACATTTGCTAATGATGCATTGCAATTATGACACTTGAATACAGATGCTTCCGCACTGCAGTGACTTCCGCAGACAGGGCATATTCGATACTTTCCAAGCCCCTTGTCTTTTGCTCCATCTAGTGCGGAAAATGCACGATCAAGCGCATCTCCTGGAGATAACGCTTGATTAGCAAATTTATTTGTCGTTATACTTTTTTTTTAGATAGAGAGTGATTATATATCTTGGCAAATTTTCTTGGGTCACTCAATTTATCTTTGTTGCCTCTGGCAACTTCTATACGAGCTTCGGTCAATCCGTGCTCGGGGATGTATGGTCTGTGTCTTACACCTGGAGGTAACTGATAGTTATTTCCAACTGGAATAAATCGATTAACCTCGAATTTGTCGTCTATATAGCCACCACCATATATGCCATCTTTATCCCTAGTGGATCTATAGTACTTGTCCATTATATTACCACGCCATATGGACTCGAAATCTATATCCAATATATCACCTATCCGCAGACCAAATCCCTTGTTCTGCTCTACAAGATGCATGCTTGACTGTAAATCTCTAGTAAATGGAGATATTCCCACCTGGCTTGGACCAGTCATTACAACTGAATTAGTTAGAGTTTTATGCTGGGCAAATTTTGATAAATTAAAACTAGATTTAGAAGCATTTTTTACTATCGACCTAGCCATGCTTAATATGATTGCATCTGTAGAATCTATTAATTCATCTATAAGCACTGAAGCAGACTTAGTCTCTGTCATGATGGGCTGAATATTGGGATCTATCATAGAAGAATATATATCAAAAATATCCATTGCGACTTTTGTCGCCTCATTACTATTGTCCTTTTGCTCGTAAAATCTTCTCAATCCATCTTCAAAAGAAGAAGCATTAGGACTGCCAGCCAATCTCTTTGCAAAAAAACCATTCCATGCGGCATCATAAGCAGAAGCAGCATCTCCTTGCTGAGTTCTAAAAGCCTCCAAAAACTCGAAAAGTTCACTTCCATTTTGGAATTTAGGTAAAGTTATATTAGAATCCTGAGAAACTGTGCTATCATATCCCTGATCCATTAATAATGGAGAATCGCTTGCAGATGCGGATGCTGGCGACTCCACTACATCCTGTCTCGGCATTTGAGCAATTGACTGCTGAGCGAACTTCTTGAGATTAAAAGTATTACTCACTTTTATCACCTTTCAACTTATTTATCAAATTATCAACCACGGACTGATGATGTGTTGCTTTTTTAACTTCGGCACCGAATCCATTAAATATTCTTTCAGTAACATCTTTTGATGTCAGTTGCCTAGATCCGTGCAGGTCTTCGTTGGCTACTTTTATATTCTTCTTCAACTCTGCCTCATTGGATCCCATTCTTTCAAATGGATTTTTATCAAATATGCTAATTGCGTTTTTCGTAACGTCCATGCGCTTATGTTCGCTTGCGTGTGCAGAAAAATTCTTTGCTTCCAATTCTCCAGATGGATTCGACTCTGCCCTTCGCTTGCGCTCTAGGTCTTTTCTAGCATTTTTCTCTGACTGTCTTGAAGAATCAGATGCTGACTTAGCATCGATTTTCCCTTCATTATTTGTCGAATCAGAAAATATACTTCTTGCTGAGTTCATGCCAATGAATGCGCGCCCAGAAGCACTGGAATCATCTGTAGCAGCGGATGATCTGGAAATCGTATTCCTCAATGCCTCCCCTCCTGAGGGAGAGCTGCTCCATGCTTTCCTTCGCATAGACTCGAGTACATCGTCGCTAGGAACGGCTGAAGATGCATCGTATTTATCAAATGCATCACCAAAAATATTGCTTTTACCAGAGTCTCTATTGCTAAATATCATCTGATGTATCCGCCTTTTCTCAAAGCATCAATAAGCATTGACTTTCTAGTTAAGAACATTTCGGATTGCACGGATGCAGTACTTGTCTTTTTTTCTGCTTCATTGTCTGGAAGATTTCCAAAAGACCCTTCATTCGTAGGCTTAGACGCTTCTGCTTCTTTGGTGGAAAATGATATGACATGAAACTTCCGTCTCTCGTCTCTTCCGATTTTTCCTTTTAGTCCAAACTTATCGAATATTTTTAAAGCGATCTCTTTTGCTTTATCATGAGAAACAGTACCGCCAGTGGGGAGTTCGACTGGTATTAAAAAACTTCCAGACATTTTACCACTTGCTATGTCTTCTTCGAATTTAATAAGAGAATTGCTTTTTCTAGAAATGATACGAGGATCAATGCCTAAATTTTCAAGTTCTTTATATACAAGATCGTGAAAACCAGCCGCATCCGCAGCAGCCCCTGTCGCATCTTTTACGACAGGGGCTGCGTTCTTAACCGCATCCGAAGGCAAAGGAGACTGAGAATCACCCGAGGTCATATAGGCAGAATCAGCATCAGGCTGATGAAGTTGGTCATTAGCCAACCTGAATATTTGGCCGACCATTTCAGAACGCCGACCTACAGGGATTATGGACATTATTGATCCTTGGTTAAAACCGCGTCAATGAACTCTTTTGGCCAGACATTCTGCCAATAGCTACGGAAAGCAGCTTTCTGCTTATCGGTTAGATTGGCAATCTTAACAAAGTCTCCAGAAGAAGCCATGGTGGACATGCCACAAGCCTCGCATGACTCCTTGCCATCTGAGTTTTCTGCAGAATCAGAATCAGCTACTTCTTTAGACTCAGCATTATCCTCTGAAGAGCCAGCCTCATTTGAATCCTCAGTAGCAGCCATTCCCTCATTCCATCCAGCCATCTTAACTGAACCATCATCTGATATTTCAATCTCAGCGACCTTAGTGTTCTCTGGAACGAATTCCACTTCAACAGTATCGGTGTCTATTTGGTTTACGGAGGCTATTTTAACATCGTTGCCATTTATTGATGACTTCTTCTTGCTCTTTCCTGGCTTGCCTTCCTTTCTCTTAATGGCTGCAACCAGAGCTGGAGGAAGTTTTCCTTCCTGAGCATCTGTTATAGCCTCTTTGGCCTGCTTAACAACAGGCTTTTCAGCAGACTGCGAAGCGACGCTTGCCTGCTTCTTCATGCCACCGGCTACATCATTTATTATGTCATTAAAATTTTTTGACGCACCATTCACATATATCTTGTTTGAAAAGAATCTCATACTTTGCTCCTTGCTATTACTAGCTTAATTTTTACTAAATTTCTACTATTTAACCTTGTTAAAATGAAATAGATTTTACATATTCCTCTGCAGACAATTCAGATAATTTAATTGAAACATCTTTAAGTACAGATGCTGATCCTTCTATATCCAGACCTTCTGCCAAAATATTTATTTTTTCAGCACATTTACTAAGTTCAGAGGCAAGAGCAATGCTGCGCTCAGCCAAACTCATAGGAATCGCATCTTCATAAGACATGCCTTGAGATATTCTGCCTTCAATTATGTTCTTCAATGCGGCATCAGCAGCAGTAAGTATGATATTGTCATAAATGCCTGCAGTCTTGTTAAACGATTCATCATTGGCATATTTTCCCCATACCGCATCAGCAGATCCTGATGTCGAAGAATCAACCCACTCTTCATGACACTCAGTCCACGCCTCGTTGGGGTTTTTACCTTCTGCTCTCTTTGTCCTTATACACCCATTCCAGCATCTAGTATTTCTTATAAAATACCCCTGAGTGCCGTCATACTGGGCGGTTTTTATCTTCACTAAAGTTTCTGCTGTCTTGTCCAATTCATTTGCTTCATTAGATAAGCCTCTGTTGTCAAGACCCTGTGCCGCGATAAGTAATTCTCGTATAATGTTTTCCATATTTAATAAAGTTGTATTTTTGGAGTAAATTTCCTTCTAGGAATCGCATAAGAAATTATTCTCATGACAATATAGCTTCTAGGTCCATTAGCATTTTCGTCCCAAGTTGATAATATTTGATGATGTTTGCTAGAACCATAAAAAATATCATGAGGCTCTATATCTCTAGTTATTACATGACCACTATCAGTCTGATATGTTATTCTACATACTTCATGATTATGTATACACCATTTAAGAGCATCAAATACGCTGCCGAACAAGGGAGCATTTTCATCCTTTACATTTCTATCTACACTACCTCTGGCTGGAATCTCTTCTGCATCCACGTTAAGATTGCCACCTGGCTCCATGTCCAAAGCCGCGACCTTAATATTTCCCTCTAAATGATTTTTTAGAAGAAAAACTACAGTATTCCCGTTTTCTTTATAAATCTCTGCAAAATCACCATTTTTTATATTATTAGTTTTAAATGTACCCGCTGGAACCTCGAGAGCAAACATGCAAGGGGAGGAACTTTTTACAGAATCAAGACAATGAGGTTTTACAATATCGGTATTAACAATGTTGCCTTTTTTATCGATAAATGCTATATCTAAAGGTATAAGTGTGTTCATGCCCCAAAACGAAAGATTCTGTTCCTTTTTAAAATCAAATAGCATGCCATGACCTTCTTTAAGGCTATCACGAAACATCAGTCCGCGAGAATGCGCATGGGGATTATCTGCTAACTCACAGTTGATGATAGCCATTCCTCTAGGCATCTATAACCAACTTTCTGCCCCTAAATCTTTCAGCTATAAAAAAACCCTCGGCATCATCCTCCGAACCGATAGTTATATCAATTATTAATTTCTTCTGGCTTTTGTGATGAATAATGTCGCTATGCATATCTTTATTTATAATTTTTTTTATAAAAGAATCATAATCGGCGGCATCTTTATAAAAAGCAATTACTTGCATTTCATAGCCTCATGATGGAAGAAGACTTTGCCAGCATATGAAGAGGAATTCCTTTTTTAAACTTGTCAGCAGCAACAGCCTCCTTTAGTGGGTAGGTGCAATCATCTTCTCCCAATATTAAAGATTCCAGCATTTTCATACCCATTTTAGTTGGGTAAATGTTATTTTTTGAATCTATATCTATAAGACCATTACGCTGAAGTTCACTAAGTTGAGCTGATCCTATATGGGCTGGAAGTCCAAGAGACGAACCGCTCCCCATCTTAAACATTTCCAGTAGTATTTTGCCTTGGACAAAAGATGGTCTCCCCATCGAGGACACTAGAGAAATAACAGAATATGATTTTTTATTTATATCATTCATGGATTACCCCACAATGCACTTCTGTATGGATATGGCGAGTCTGGATATAAAACATCGAACTTATATGGTTCGTTTCTTATTTCTCTCCAATAGAAACCCTCCTTAACACCAAGCGGATCCGAGTCTTCCAGACCCATTTGATATCTACGTTGAGATCTAATAGAATCCCTTCTACCATCTACTTCATCATCAATATCTCTCCATAGATACCATCTCTCAGCCATTGGTAAATCAAGGTTGGAATAAGCACCTTGAACTGATCCTCCAGAACTTTGAGCCACTTTTTTCATACTCTCGTGCAAAAAGTGAATGGAGGATACTATAAAAGCTTTATTTCGTATGTCTCTTTCTATATTGTCTATTTTTACGGATAAATAAGATATATCTTCAGCTGTCTTATCGCTCCATCTTTTAGTATCTGAATTTAATGCTGATCTTATTGATATTGAAGCATGAATTCCGCTTAATACATGATAGGAGTTGACTTTTTTTAATAAATTATAAAGACAGTGAGAGAGCAACCTAGACCCTTCCGAAGTGATGATGCCACTATCTTCCGCCAGAAAAATAGGCACAGACTGCCATATGCTACGGAGTTGACTAATATTTTTTGTTACTTCTTTTTTTAATTCATCAGCATATTCGGAAACAGAATTGTAATTTTTGCCTCGATAGTAAATGACTCCATCGATAAAATCAACACCCAATCTTTTAAGATCGAGTGCTATAAAATTACTTATTGCGACTTTATTATCTTGAAGGACAGCGCCCACCCGCGACCCCCTCAACGTATTCTTTGGGGTATATTAGAGAAAAATACCTACATAATGTAAGCAGGTTTTTCTTTTTAACATTTTTTATTTTGTTGAATGCTTTTTTTGATGCAAATATTTTCATGATACCTCGCCGTTCATATCAACAAATATTGGATCTCTAATGCCCATAACTAAAGCATTAGATTTCTTTATCGCATTGTCCATGTTTACTTCTTCCCTAATGCCTGAATCATTTTTATCGCTAATCTTCTTATTATATTGTGCTTTTTCATCCTTCTTATTTGCATATATATCAGTGTTGTTTTCAACTTTTTTAATGGCAGTCTTTTTTGACTTATTCTTATTTTTTGATTGAATTTCTTTTAATTCCAAATTTTCAATATGTTCAGCTACTGTGACCCCAGAAGGGTGAATACTAGAAACAGTAACACTATTTGAACCGTCTATCTTCAATTTGCCCTTATCGACCATTTTAATAAGTTCATTAAATATAAGGTCAGTTTTCTTAACGACAATACTTCTTGATGGATCTAAAGGCTTAGAGAACATCTTGCCAGTAAGTGTTCTCTTTGTGCAATTTACAAAGCATACAACATCGCTCATGGGTTCTTGCCCAATTATATTATCAACTATCTCAAGATATCCATGGTGAATAGCCCAAAGAACATCAGGATGAGAGGATTTTGTTTGGTCAAGAGCCACGGTGTCTCCTCTGCGCATAGATCCACCCAAGCAGGATATAACTATTTCCCCTTTAACCTTGTTCGTTACTTTAATCTTCATTATGAACTCCTTAAGTCGATTTCGGCACTAAAGAGCGAACTTTTCCGCCAACATCGCCTTGGGGACCATTGGGATTTTTATCTCTATCAGATCCAAAAACACGGCTATTAATAGATAAAGCGCTATCATCGCTGTAAAAATTCAATCCTCCACCAACCCCGTACTCACTTCTTGATGGTCTTCCATCTTCTTCAGAATCAAAAGGATGGTCTGGATCCTGGCTCTTAGATAATGTGTCTCCCGTCTCTGAATATGGATGTGCTATGTCTGGATTAACCCTTTTGAATTTTTCTCCACCAATAGCAGAGGATGAACCGTTACCAGGCTCTCCAGGCATCCCTATTGTTCCAAAAATATTTAATTTTCTGCCCTTGCCATCATTGGGTAATTCGTAATTCTGATACGGATCTCTTTTTCCTATAGGATTTTCAAAAGCCCTAGGCACATCAGTACCTCTTTGAGCTATTTTTAAAGTAAATCCTTTTGTATTAATATTAAACACTAAAAAGCTCTTGTAGCAATGTTTTCTTATTTGTTCGTACAGATGCAAGCACCCTATGGTCTTCTTCTGTATGATGACCACGCTTAAAGGCTTCTACCTCCACAGCAAGTCTTATTGCATCAAGATCCATTATTTGAGATGATATCTTATTTATCTTGGTTTCTTTTGATACTGAATCTATGTTTTTCTTAGCATCTTCAAATGGCGTAGATCCGTAATCCTTAAATCTATCTGATATGTTTGCCAATCCGCTTGAATTTTCAGACACAGACTTTATCTTAGTCTCTGTATTGTGCCTATCTCCGATATACTTATCTAAAATAGAGTCAGCTTTAGTTATTTTAGATAATTCTTTCTTATACAATTCACGAGCACGGGCGTCCCAAGCTTCTGAAGCAACAGCCATAGGAGACACATCTCCATAATCATCTGTTTTTCCAGGCTGCCGAGCAGTAAAGCCAGAATGCTCATCAACTGCTGCCTCTGTTACCTTGGCATCTGATTCCGTTTTTCTGTTGGCATCTAAATTTGATTCAATAAGATCAGAATCATCTCCAACTCGATCTATTTCCAAAGCTTTTTCACCAACTTCTTCGCCAGATCGCAGCCCCTGCTTAGTCCTCTCTTTTTCTAAAGAAGATTCTAAAGAAGCTTTCTTATTTATGCCTAAAATTTGACTTATTATTTTTGATAAATTGAACATATTTTTTTATACTCCTATTTTTCCATATAACCTTTTATAGTCTATTAAAAAATGTATTCGCCACACCTGACTGTTGACCAAAAGACCATAAATTCATTCTTGCCAGCCTACCACTTGGTAGCCTATCCACATTTTCCTGCACACATCCATAGCAGGCTCCAGCAAGTGCATCTACAGAGTCGTCCGTTTTTACCAGACCATCTTTTTTGGCAAATACTCTATAGCCAGTTGGGGTAAATCTTCGCTGTAAATACAACATTTCATTTTTAAGCAATTCTTCATGAGGTATCTTTAGTCTACCTGAACTTGCTATATCGTATAAATTGTCGTAAATTATATTCTTATACCTTTTAGTAAATCTCGTCAGTTTTGCGGGAATGCCATGCTTCCTTAGATTTTCTATGCTCTGTGCAGAATTCCATTGATCAAAACTGACTTGTGATAATATAAAATTATTATTTAGTTTTATTATGTAGTCATCTATCTCTCTATTTACTATTGGTCTACTTTTTGATGGAGTCCAAACCTTCACATGGTCTACCAACACTCTAAAATCAGATTTCCCAGTTTCTTTATTTATAAAATCTTCTCTATGAACAACTACAAGAGCATAATTATGAGAACTTGTAGCAGGATCAAGATGACAATAGTATTGTCTACCTATTTCTCCTCTTTCCTTTAATTTTAGATTATTTATAAAACATGATTCAACTACATCTCTGGAAAAAAACGTCTGACCAGACATTCCTGAAAACTCTGCGCCAAATTCCATATTAAATTCTTCTTCTGACATAGCCCCAAATTTTGCGCGCAGATCTTCCTGGCTTTGATTGACATTAACGCTCCATGTAGGAAGTCTGCATGTAATCCTATGCGGGACTGATGGAGAATTGCTAAACAAATCATAGAATATGCCATCTTTACCTCGCGGACTGCTTATGCATATGATCTTGCCATCATAAACAGACTTTTCTGTCTCCTCTCCATTCTTATCAACACCTTTTACTTTTCTTACATATGTTGCAGTGGCTGGAGTTAAAGTTCTGTATATAGCCTCTCCTCCGGAAGATCCAGAAGTTTGCTTGTATAAGCCAATCTCATCCAACAATAAACAATAACAGCCAATTCCAGCGAGAGAATCCGAATTGCTATGACCAGATTTTATAATGACGCTACCTTGCGTTTGAGGAAGTCCTTTTGCTTCCATGTCTTTATTTCTTTTCATATCAGACGGCGTCAGCAAATGAATTGAGTCTGCCGTAATGCAATCCGATCCCATTTTTGTTTGAAAATACTTAGAAGGAAGTATCTTATCCTTAATCTCATTGAACAAAACTTGCGCTTGAGATGCCGAGTTTGCTATTGTTAGTATATTAAATGGAGCTCCTCCTCCTAATCCATACAATGCATGAGGATCGCCACCTGGCGCTTCCAATAACTTAAGCGCTTCGTACAGGGCAATAATGGCAACACAAAAATCTTTACCTGATCTCCTGCCCCAAACCAGAACCATTTCGGTGAAAAGGTTGTCTGATTCGTACTTGTTGATAAAATCCCCATTCTCTTCATCTTCAAGTTCTAAATCACGACAAAGTTGAATCTCTTCTTCTGTTAATTTAACATTTTCATTTCCCTCAGTACCCCTATAAAAAGCCTTCAGTACTATACGCTGCATAGGAAAAAGGTTGATTGGATGGGGGGTGCGCTTGGGAAGACCCAAGTAGTCTTCACTATCTATGAATTCCTCTATAGAAGGTATTTTTCTATTTATTTCAGATGATATAGATGTAGTCTGGATGACTTTTCTCAAGTCTCCCAAATGCTTAATGATCGGATTGACTAGTGGAGGTCTTCCTCTTTTTGCCATTATACTCTTATCGGCTTAAGCCCTATAGTCTTTAGAAATTCTCTGTCCGAGACTTTCTCTCCTATCATATTGGCGCACTCTGCAACATTAGTATCCCATACAAAATCACCATCAAAAAAACTGCACCAATAGCAATGAGGCATATTTTCTTCAATAACAATTGATGCTACATCAAAAGCTTCCTGAGTTAATTTAGAACAATAAAAGTGAGAAGGAGGCATATTCCCATATCTCGAACATGCACAATCTAACTGAAAAAAAGATTTTGCTCTATCTACTAATTTTTCTAGTACGGCGTTAACTGACAACTGTTTATAAACAGGCACCACTATTAAATATCTTAACTGCGGATCAGGCATAATAAAACCCTCCACATTATATTTTTTACAATACTAATAAAATCTTTTTTATATAAGTACTAAAATACATAAAATATATCAACCTATACTTATTCTTTCAGGTAATGCCAATCTTATCTGAAATGAATCTGGTGCATCCCATTCCAAAACGGAAGTAATCACACCAGAACTATATGTCGGTAATTCCAGAAAGAAATAGTTGCTGTGAAAAATGATGTCATCGACCATTTTATACCTGTGTGAGCAGTGCTCTTACTGTAATATTATTTGGGAGAGAATCCGCTGTATAACGAATATAGTTTCCAACGGTGTCTTGTGCGGCATTCCAAGCATTCCAAGTTGTTCCATCAGTGGAATATTCCCAATCACCCGATGCAGCAGTATTTACCGTGTCATCTAGCACAAGGAATCCTGTGCTGGTATTGTACAATCTTATTTGTAGATCGGGAATATTAGAACCCCAAGATGATACTTGTCTCCATACGAACTGTCTGTTTGCGGCAGAGGACTTCGTTAGCGATGGCTGATAGTGTGAATCCTGAGAAGAATCCTCGTATATGCAGCATAAGGAATACAATCTAGTAGGCACGCAAACCTCACCCATAATATCGAAAGCAACCTTAAACTGAATGTAATCGCCAGGAGTAATACCAGTAAGATCACCGCCAACGGTGATTTCTGTCCAAGCACCGCTATTATCGTCTATTCCACTTGTGCGGTAGTATGCTCTGTACGACTCTACTGGGAATCCAAGAGCGTGAGAACCAGAATACTCCATATGATCGAAGTAAACCTGATATAGTTTCGTGGCATTTGTTGTTGCTAGTTTCGGACTTATCATATACTGGTTAGAGGTTAGGTGATATGTGCTGTCAGATCCAAACGGGAAAATATAGAGCCAGTTAAGACCAGAGGTTGTGGTACTAGGAATCGAGAATAACCATCCATTTTCGCTCCACAGGGTGAGTGTTGCCTGTGGGAACAGCCCATCCATAGAGCCAACCGCTGTGGAAGTTAGTTTATACCTGTTAAGATTTGTTCCTATTATTCGATCAAACTGTGTAGAACCGCTAGAATCGTACTGCGCCACATATGTTCCAAAACGACCAGAAGTGGTTGTTATGAACATTCGGTCTATGGAACCAGCATAATCTACCTGTGACATCGTACCTGTTGTGTTGTAAGTAATGTTTCCACCGCCTGGTGGAACTTCCACCATAGCATCAGCCAACCAGTTGGTACTAGCCTCAGTTAGATTAGCAACAGGGCATCTGTATATTCTTGTGGTGGTTGCAAACCAAAGGGACTTCACACCAGATGCAGCACCGTGATTGACCGTGTATACTCTAGCATTTGCCAACTGTGCGACTGTTCCAGTAACTGCTTGCTGAACTGTTCTGGCGACATGAGCACTAGACGAAACACCGTTGGAAGGGCCACCAGTGATGGAACCGACCGTAAGTGCTGCACGAATATTAAACTTCGTCACTCTTGCAGTTGCAGATTCAGCGTTTATGAAGTAAAGGCTATGATCAGTATTACTTACGAACTCATCCAGTGCCATACCAGCACCGTTGTAGTTCAGTCCAGTGTGCATGGTGTGTGTACCGCTCTGTGTACCAGTTGTAGTGATTGCTGCACCGTTGTATGTTGCCGAAAGTTTAAAAGTATTAGTTGTGAGATCAGTAGATATGACATAGTAAGCAGTGTTCACCGCAAGACCTGTTGGAAGAGCACCAGTGGTTGTAAGAAATACTATGTCTCCAGACAGTAATCCGTGATTGTTTATTGTGAATACACCAGGCGCAGCAATAGTTACTGTGAATGTAGAGTGGGATGCGCTTGCCACATTAGCAGGCTTCAGAAGATACGAAGCACGAATATTGTCAACCGTTGTTGCCTCTGTTATGGTGGTTCCACCGTTGACAAATGTCGAGTAGTTTAAGCCCTTTATGAGATGCACTCCACCGTTTATAAAGGTTGCGTTCGTGCAAAGAACTGCTATTCTCAACTCTTCTATGACATATGATGTTCCTGCCGATAGCGTTACAGGAGCACTAATGGTCAAAGATGTGTCGCTTGCGATGGCGGTTATTTCGTACCAAGTCGTAACTGCGGTTTGATCTGTTGTTCCAAATCCTATTCTTGCACCAACCGCTATTCTTTCGCTTTGGAACCCAGTTCCAGAACCAGTGATAGTAGTAGACGACCCGCTAGTAGATACAGTTCCAGTTGTATGCTCGTATAGCATGGCTCGCAAACTTCTGGCAGTTTTGTTTCCTGCAACAGTGGTTCCAGAGAGGGTTATGAATCCCTTCCATGTCAGAGTGGAACTGTTGGAATCGAACTCATACATTCCGATAGTTCTTGTTACAGCAGCCGTAGCGTTAGAGACAACAAAAACCCAGTAAATATTGCTAGACCACTGAACGACATGGGGAAGGTACATAGTACCAGCACCACCGCTAACTTCAGGTATATTGGAAATAGCCGCTGCTCTTGGTGAAATGTACTTGTCTTCTGGATTGGATCCAGTGTACTGCTTCAACAGTGAACCGATCATCGTCTTATCGGAGTCGTATGTGCCGCTTAATAGCTCCGTAGTTCCTGTGAAATGGTGTTCTACCGCAACCTTCATCATATTCTCCGTATCTTTAGGAATATCCCAACATTCTGTACATCTGCATTACTTGTGACTTCAAATTCGACAATATCTCCAGAGTCTATAGCCGTCCATCCAGAAACAGATGTGTTAGAATTTTTCGACTGAGACACTAGATCTGGATAATCAGATAGAGAAACTATGGAAGTAGTTGTCGGATATGTAGCAAAATCAGCCTTGCTTACGTCCCACTGCATGCTTCCAGAAGAGTTGGAAATAACATACCACGCAACTACTTCACAATCATAAGGAATTACTTTAAAAGCTTTTACTCCAGTAGATATCACATCGGGAGTGCCATCTATGTAACAACTTATCAAGTCCTCATCACTAGTCCATGAAAGTGTTCCAGATCCATTGGTAGACAGCAATTGACCACTAGATCCATCAGTAGAAGGTAAAGTCCATGTAATATTTGATAAAACTGTTGATGGTGCCTGAAAGGATACATAATGCGAAGAATCCGAGTCTGCAAAACGAAGATCAGACTGTGCGTTCAATTGCAAATCATTCCTAATAATCGTCGTTCCGCTGGTTGATCCAATTGTGAGAGATGTAGCTGCTCCAGCAAAATTAACGGTGGTAGCGTTCGTATTCACAAGGCTAAATGTAGAACTACTGGTAGTCAAACTTGTAGTTATCTCTGGCGAGGTACCGAACACAAGAACTCCAGTTCCTGTTTCATCACTTATCACCGAAGCCAGTTCAGCAGATGTTGTCGACGATAAGTCACTCAATTTATTAGAATTTACAATCGCAGTTCCGCTCAGATTTGGTAGCGTGATAGTCCTGTCCGCAGTTGGATTGGTTATTGTAAGAGTGGTTTCAAACCCATCATTCGATGAACCTTCAAAAATTATGTTTACCGATACGGGAGGTGAAAATTCATCTGATTGCTTGGTTCCGAGATAGAGATCTCCGCCAGATACTGAGACCACTCCTGTAGCATCAACACCATTAGTCACATTAAGTGAAGTACTAGTACCTCCAAAAGTAGACCCAGTACTTAGTGGACTTATTGTAAAATTACCATAAGGAACAAAACTTATATAGTTTGAAGTTCCACTGTTAGTACTTATGCCGACAGCAGTGCTACCGAGAACAAAAAGAGGATTTCTAAGATATGCAGTGCCAGTGGTAGCGCCAACAGTAAGTGATGTGGCTGCACCACCTATGCTAAGAGTTGAAGCATTAGAGTTCATCACGGTAGCACTGGAAGCAGTGGTTGTGATATCACCTCCATTAACAGCTAGATCTAGACTTGCTGTTACATTGCTATTAATTGTCACTGTTCCAGCAATGGATGATCCTATATTTATATTCGTAGTAGACGAGGCTCCGCCACCAGTTCCTATGTTTACCGTCTTAGTACTGCCCGATCCAACGGTTCCATTTGAAATGTTCGTAGTAGAAGATCCTGTACTGTCATATCCAAGCGTGAGCAAGGAGGCTGCTCCACCAATAGCTAGAGTAGTTGATGTCGTATTGAACAAATATGATGTAGCTGCGCCGGTAGTAAGCGTTCCTCCAACTATCTGAGTAGTGCCATATAATCTATTAGTTCCAGTACTGTCAGTTTTTCCAATCCTCACATCAGTTGCATCGTTATTGCCCATGTAGATGCCAGTTGCGTTTGAATTGACTATATTAAATGTACCTGATGCAGTAGTGGTAATGTCTCCACCATTTACGGCTAAATCTCCAGATACTGTCAAAGTATCAGTAGTCTTATTGTAAGTAAGACCAGAATCACCACCCAGGGCTGATCCGCCATCATTGAACATCACATAAGTGTCTGATCCAGCAACCAGTGCAACAGTTCCAGTTGAATCAGGAAATGTTATAGTCCTATCAGCAGTTGGGTCAGTTACAGCAAGCGTAGTTTCGTAGTCATTTGCAGTTGCTCCCTCAAAAATAATCGTGTCGTTTACGATGATCTGATTGGGAACATCGTTTGTTCTTCCTGGTCCAAATACAACAACTTCGCCATTAACGCCGACATTAACCACCTTGCCCATATTCTGGACAAGAACGCTTGCTGATGTTGGCCTAACATTTGTAAGACCTCCGCCAGATGCAACATATAAAGTTTGATTAACTGAGTATGATGTGGTATTAATATTCCTAAGAACTCCAGTTACGGTAGCGTGCCCGTTACTGTTATTAGATATTGCACCATCCACTATACCTACTGCTGGCATTCTTGAAGAATCAGATGCATCAGCTGGAGCTATTAAGATCCTGACGCCAGAATATCCTACCGCATAAACAGGAGTACCAGCTGATATTGGAGATCCTGTAGTATTTCGCACCTCTATCTGAACAGCGCCTAAGAGACTGCTTCTAACATGACCGCCGTCTACCTCAAGTATATTACTAGCAGAATCGTATATAAATAAAGAACTGGAACCTAATGCCCCATTATTATTATATACCACTTCTGTATTATTTCCTGGAACAAGACCTACAGTTCCAGATGCGTCAGGAAGCGTTATTGTTCTATCCGCAGTGGGATCAGCGACCGTAAGGGTAGTTTCAAAAGCATCGCTTGCAGCACCTTCGAATACTATATCAACAGATGTAAATACAGCATCATCAGCAGTCTTTCTACCAAGGAAAAGATTGCCTCCAGAGATCTCAACAACACCAGTTGCTCCATCCGTGTTCTCGACCGTAAGTGAAGGTATGCTTCCTGCATTAACGAGCGTGGTCGTTGGCGTAATCGATAGTTCGCCACAAGGCTGCAGCGTTATATGATTTGTAGAAGCAGTGGTGTTTGTTGCTATTACTCCAGTAGTGCTTCCCAACCTGAGAATTGGATTCCTTATCGCAGTTGTCCCCGTAGTGGATCCCATTGTTATCAAAGTTGCCGTTCTGGCAAAGTTCATGGTAGTAGCAACAGTATCGTAAAGTGCCTGAGTCGATTGAGAGCCAACCAATGTTGGACTCTTTATGGTGGTAGATCCAGTTGTAGATCCAATATTCATTGATGTTGCAGATCCACCAAAATTAATAGTTGTTGCCGTAGCATCCGCCAAACTAAATGTGGTAGCAATGGTTTTTACGGCTCCACCATTTGCATTGATATCACCAGCAACACTAAGGGCATCTGTTGTCTTATTGTATGTAATACCAGAATCGCCGCCAAAAGATCCACCGTCATTGAATTGAACGTAGGTGTCGGAACCTCCTGGGGTTCCAGAACCACCGGTGGAAGTGCCCCATGATAGAGACACTTCAGATCCTGATATTGATGATATTTTTAAAACCTGATCAACGGATCCAATGCTTGCAGGAAGAATATATATTGCATCCTGACTCGCATTGGAGTTTCCTTGCAATGCAGAATAATAAGAACCATCTTCGTTAGGAAATATCAACTTACTCGATATTTTTAATTCTGATATTGCACCACTGGAAAACAATTGCATTATCGCATGCTGTGTTGATAACTTATTATTTTCAGAAGTAACACCATACCAGTCTATCGATGAAGAATCATCGATAATAGATCCTATCCAATTTGAAGTAGAATCAGAATCGGATCCTACGAACAACTTCTTTGAAGCATTTGAAAAAGCCAATTCTCCATCTGATAAATCAGAGGGAGAATTCTGAGCATTAGCTCCATACAAGATAGTGATCAAAGACTCTCTAGAAATGGTCATATTGATTATATTATTACATTATATACCAAACAAGTCCTAAAAATAGTTTGCATGACCTAATTAGTTATAATATATTTACCTAAATCTCGCAAATGACTATTGTTTCTGTTGGTTCCGTCACAGTATCTATGGTGTAACTAGCGGGATTTACTAAAGAAATCATTTGTATAACTTCATTTTCATCAAAAGTAAGCATCTTTCCGCTTCTTGGAAACGGCTTGATTGTGGAGAACACAACATACTTCTTGGCACGCTTTGATCCTTTTGCAAGAAGTTCTCGACACTGCTCCTTGTCACCATAGGCAAATACACCAAAAAAACATACAAGATCGTATTTCTTTCTTGCAGGAATAGAAGTATATGTCTTGCAGTTACAGAGAGCAAGAGATTCCTCTCGCACATCCACCGCTTCATATGCGACATCCTTGAGAACACCTTGCAAAATGCAAGGACCAGATCCTACATCAAGAACAGAAGAAAACTCCAGGCCATTTAGAACAGAAAACCGTCCTAGATCGCCTGGAGAATAGCCTACATCTTTTGCGTTACGGTACATCGCTGTATTATATCACGAAGGCGGGACTGGCCAAACAACACTTTGCGGCTTATCGAAACTTTGTGGAAGATCTCTCAGTGCTATTCTGTAATCCATCCACGCTTGCTTCTGCTCGTTTGTCAGTGGAGCATCCGATGTCATAGTCCAATCACATTCGGCTAACTTCTGGTTTCTGATGTTCTTCACATAGGTCCATGCTTCGCTGTAGTCCTGATCACCGAGAGTCCAAGTACGAATGCACTCTGTTCCTCTGATCTCCCAGTTCTCGACAGGATAAAAAAGATTACAGTCAAAACTAGGCATATCACTATCAATAAAGGTATAGCAATCCAGTTGGGCAAGTTCTTCGCTTATCACTTGTGCATCAGGAGATAGTCCAAGTTTCTCAAGTGGTTTCTGCGGATAAGCATTTACTGGATGTCCGTTTCTGAATATTATATAACTCATTTATGCATAACTTTCTATGTAAACAGATGAATAGTCCATCGCAACTGTATTGGCTGCGTTGTTTATTCTTGTCAGTTGTGGCGTAAGTAACTGAGTGTTGGAAGGAAGATCGGTTGAGATTGTTCCGTTTGCTTCGAAAGCAGTTCCTATTCTCTTTACTTGGTATCCTACAGTTGTTGCGTTTGGAGGACAGGCCAAAGTAACCTCGTAAAGTTCTGTGTTTAGGTTGCAAGGAAAATCAGAACCAAGATCAACAGTGGTTGCAGTTCCTGCTCCATCATTATGTATTATCTGCATATTGGTAGATCCTGCCAATTGACATACCCCAACAAGATTTGTTAGAGCAGTTGTTACGGTAGCCAAAATAGTTGTTTGGCTGATCATACCGCAGAACATTGAAGGTACGGTTCCTCTGCTAGCTGCATCAGAGGGGCCGAATCTCATTACCATCATAAAACCACCGCGGTCTGTTGCGTTGCCTAAGAAATATTGTAAGGCATTATGCCTGATGGACGCTGAAGAAGGGTTTGTTGCAGCAGAAAGATACTGAAGCCTTCTCGCGGCAGCAAGCGCGCTAGTTGTAGCAACACTCACTGCGGTAGCAGTACCGTTCGTCTGAGGCGCTGCTATACCAGGTCCGATGGTTGCTGTAGTTGCATTCCCAATCCAGCTCCAAGTGCCTATCTTTGTTCTACCAACACATAATTGTAGATTGTTAGTTAAGCCTTGAGAATCAACAACACAGGGCAGCACTCTATCTCCAATATCTTGCGCCCATATGGCAACTTTTCCCGTAGCAGGCGTTGAAGGCTTTGAGGTTGCAGTAAGTATCAGGTTTCCAGAACTTGCCGAGACATTCTTCTCTAAAATAGGTCCGTGTGACATTTTTGCTCCTTATACTATGATCCAGTTTGCTCCATCGCTGATCAAATCTATCGACTGATATTGTGCGTTGATGGTGTATGTGCTAGATCCATCTATAGTCTGCGAAGAAGTAGTTGCTATGGTCAAAGTTCCTGTTCCACTTTGTTTGATGCTGTATCTATTCGCATTCGAAACAGCAGTAGGCATAGTAAGAGTGAATGTTCCAGATGTTACATTATACACATAATCTGTATTCGCAGCAGAGCCTGCACTTGTAGTGGTCGATATGTTGTTCACGCTTCTTGCAAATACCGTAGACCATGAAAGTGTTCCTGATCCGTTCGTAGTCAGTGCTTGACCGCTGCTTCCGTTAGTCGTAGGGAAGGCGTACGAACCAGTTCCCGTATAGAAAGTAATGGTTCCTGCACTGTCGTTCACCATCAATATTGTAGAGTTCAGTGCTCCATCAACATCACCTATCTGAATTGGAGAACCAGTTCCATTACACTTGATATTCATTCCGTTGATAGATCCATCCACGAGATTGGAGTAAACCAACATTCCAGAACCTGTTCGTGTGAATGTGATGTTTCCGTTGCACATATTCACTGCTGCACCGTTGGCATTTGCACCAATACTCACAGTGGTTGCAACAGAAGTTCCTATACTAATTGTGGTTGCTGTGGCGTCGAACAAGGATGCTACTGTAGCGGAAGTGGTAATATCTCCACCGTTTACTGCAATATCTCCAGCAAGTGTAACACTGTCGGTTGTCTTGTTGTAAGTGAAACCGGCATCACCACCAAAAGTGCTACCATCATTAAACTGTACATAAGTATCAGAACCACCAGGCGAACCAGAACCAGATACAGTCGCCCACTGTAGGGTTGCATCATTTCCTGCAACTGAAGCAATCTGCAATACTTGATTGGCAGATCCTACTGCGGATGGAAGCGTATAGATGTTGTTGTCAGATACTGTTGCTGGAGCCTGAAAGGCGACATAGTTGGAGGAATCTGAATCAGCAAGACGCAAATCTCCCTGCGAACCTATCTGCAGGTTCGTACCGTCAAAAATTAGATCAGCATCACCCTTGAGGTTCTTAGTACCACTGTCATAGAACTGAATTTGCTGATTTGTAGGAGATGCCATAACACCAACAGTTCCACCAGCATCTGGTAGAGTGATCGTCCTATCAGCAGTAGGTTCCTCAACAGTTAATGTGGTTTCATTAGTATTGTTCGTTGCTCCTTCAAATATGATGTTTACAGGAGTAAAAGTAGCATCATCTGCTGTCTTTCTTGTCAGAAATAAGTCACCACCAGCAATCTCGACTACACCTGTTGCTCCATCTGTATTCTCTACAGTAATAGAAGGAATAGATCCTGCATTGATAGTTAGTAAAGTTGGTACAATCATCAACTTACCACAAGGCTGAAGTGTTAAATGATTTGTGCTTGCTGTAGTATTGGTAGTTATTTGACCTGTAGTATTGCCTATTCTTACAGTGGGATTTCTTATTGCAGTGGTTCCTGTAGCAGCACCCATAGTAATTGAAGTTGCCGTTCTGGCAAAATTCATCGTGGTTGCTACAGTATCAAAAAGTGCTTGTGTTGTTTGTGAACCTACCACAGTTGGACTGTTTATGGTCGTAGTTCCTGTCGTTGTTCCCAAATTAAGAGCAGTTGCAGCGCCACCAATATTGAGTGTAGTGACTGTAGATGGAAGAATAGAAACAGTTGCCTCATTCGATTTTATTCCTCCACCATTTAGATTCAGATCACCCGCCATGGTCAAGGCATCTGTCGTCTTGTTGTATGTAAGACCAGAATCACCACCCAGATTACCACCGTCATTGAACTGTATTTGTGTATCAGACCCGCCAGGAGCAGATCCTACCAATGTTCCAGAACCATCTGCCGCGCCAATAAATATTCTTTTATTGGTAGTATCTATGGCTAGTTCATGCTGAAGTATAGCACCAGCACCAGGCGTTGATGTTCCTCTTCTTGGTTTTATTGCTGGGTTAGTAGCCATTTAGTATCAGAATGTTCCGCCATCTGCCATACTGCTGCTCTTTTCACTGGAAGATAACTTCTTTTTCGATCTTGCTGGAGAAGATGAATCTTCATTTTGAATAAAAGTTAAATTGGCTATCTTATCGTTCAATTCCTTGATCTTATTGTTCTGAAATATGACCGTTGCCTCTAGTTCCAAAGCTATTGAAGAAAGTTCGCTTACTCTTTTCCTGAGAATTGGAATTAAAAAATTATCTTTATACATTTCCTGGTCTTCCATGCGTAGACTCCGTTATTTATATATCGTCAATGTATTGTAGTAATGAAAAAAATCCAGGATGCTAACCCTGGATTTTTTACTAGAAAATTAAAATTATATTTTAATCGTAAGATCCGCCATCAAGTGTGTCAAGCGTGATGAGACCAGAAGATGAGTCAAACTGCGCATCGAAGAATGTCGCAATGCCTTTGGTCTGACTGTCTGCGGCTGCGTTCTGTATATCGGCACCTCCGCTACTATCAATTAATTCAAATCCAAAGGTTGGAGAAGCAGTGGCATGACCGCTGACAATTGATATTATCTCATTTTCAGAACTATCTCGCTTAATGTAATTTTTTGAATACGATATGTTATCAGAAAGATTTTCATTGAATCTAATATAGGAAACCTGCCTTGGCATATATCCTCCTTGTATTAGTCTGTTTTATTATACGTATGTACCACCATCTATGGTACCCATAGATATTAATCCAGAAGAATCATCGAATTGAGTAGAATCAAATGTTGCTATTCCCTTAGTGGTTCCATCGGCAGCTGCATTCTGAACCGCAAGTGTAAGAGTTCCAGATCCAGAAGTGACAGATCCATTTGTAAATGATATAGTCTTATACTCTGGAGCTGCTGCCGATCCTGTGCTTGCCAGCACTGCCCCAGCAGTGGATGATGCTGACAATTTACTTAAAGTAGTCGCTCCAGAAGCGTATATAACATCACCAACAGTGTATGATGTTATGTTAGTACCTCCGTATGCAACTCCAATTGCATTTCCGTTCCATGTACCAGAAGAAATCGTTCCCACTGTCGTGATGCTGGATAGATTACCCGTAGTAATGGCGGTGCCATCTACGTCTGGAAGAGTAAAGGTGCGAGAAGCGCCTAAGGTGGCCGTGGCAAGGGTCACAGCATAGGTGCTGGTGCCTCCAGCCCTTCCCTGAATTATTATACCATCCTGAGTACCTGCTGGTCTGAAGGTTTGTCCAGTGGCATTGGTAAATGTATTTGCACCAGTGAATGCGTTGTTTGATCCGATGTACGCAACAGTACCACCAGCTCCGAAAGCCACGGAAGAAGAATCTGTGCCAGTAAATGTAAGCGTATTGCTAGCGGTAAGGGTCTTACCATTGGCTATGGTCAGTGTGCCTGTTGAGGTTGTGACTGTAAGACCGCTGACCTTTCCTTCAAGGTCTGCGACAAGGGTGGCAACCGCATATCCAGTTCCGCCGGTATTGACTGTGGTCGTTGGCGCTGCCTGGAGACTCTTGAACAGCTTATACTTGTCATCGCTGGCATCTCGGAACAAGCCAGTATAAAGATCTTGAGATCCAGATGTATCATATAGACCGTAGAATCCAATATCAACAGCATCTGTAGATCCGTTATTGTTAGCCAGGAATATCAAAGGATCCTGCACACTTAAGGTACTACTGTTCACTGTGGTAGTAGTTCCGCTTACAGTAAGGTCTCCGCTCACAGTCATATTGCTATTTACTGTTACGGTGCCTCCGTTGGAAGATCCAATGTTGACATTGGTAGTGGAAGATGCTGCTCCTCCTGTACCTATGTTTACGGTTTTTGTGGTAGATGATGCGACTGCTCCAGTTGATATATTTGTTGTAGAAGCAGCCGTACTGGAATAGCCAAAGGTACCTGTTGTGGCTGCGGCTCCCACCGTCAGAGTCGTGGCATTGGTATCAAAAACACTTGCTGTTGATGCAGATGTAACCAAATCACCGCCGTTCACATTTACATCACCAGCAACAGTAAGTGCTGCAGTTGAAGGATTATAGCTAAGGGCTCCAGTGGTGTCATCAACGTATAGTGTTGCTCCAGACTGAGCTGATGTGGACAAAACAATGTATCTAGTCGCATTGGTATTATCCGAGTTAGTGGTTACAGTAGTAGCAGATCCAGCAGAAGCCCAAGAGAGTGTTCCAGATCCGTTTGTGGAAAGCACTTCTCCTGCACCACCATCTGCAGCAGGAAGAGTCCATGTTACGCTCGTGGTCACAGCGGCTGGAGCCTGGAAGGCAACGTAGTCGGTGCCTCCGCCTGTCTCCCTGAACCTCAGATCAGATCCCCCTGTTAGGGTAACATCTCCAGTAAATAAACCGCCGCCAAGAGGCATGAAATAGTCGCCAATTGCTTTCTTTGTAGCCAACTTTAAGTCGCTAGACCATGTGGTTCCATTGGTAGAACTGTTTTCTATCTCAGCTCCAACCCATTTTACGGCAGGACCATTGGTGCCTATGAATAGTTGATTATCCGCAGTATTTACCGCTGGCTCTCCCACAGAAAGGGAAGATGGTGTACCTGTCGTAGTCTTGCGCTTGAACTGAATGGTGGGATTTGTTGCCATTTATTGCTCCTAATATATTATTTATCTTATCTTTTTTTTATGTATATTTATATTTTCACACTAATCTGAGAAAGTTCCTCCACGCACCACCAATGCGGGATAAAGTGATTTCCAGAATTTGCCGTTCCACTGCCATTTTCTTCTTCCATGTATTAAAATTTGAGATATTGAAGGACTGCTTGATGGAAATTTTAATTCAGAAGTTGCTTCAGCTAAATCCTCCCATATGGCATTGTCAGCAAACTCAACAAAAGCAGCCTTGTCATTAGAGTCAACATACCACACAGTCTCTTCTCCCGTAATTGGATAAATCCAAACATCACCTTTTCTAGGGTGAGATGGGGCTGTTGATTTTTGACTGCTTTTTATTCCAGATGATTGTGGATATAGAGAAATCACTTTTTTATAATACTTTTTTTTAACATATCTACCTCTTCTCTAGAATCATTTTGTCGATAAAAAGGCAATGCCGCAAGCACGGCAACATCCAGGAACAGGGGGGGTAGGGGTTTCAGGCGCGACACCCCATGGCTAAGACCCGCAAGCCTGTACTCTTCCTAACCGAAGAGGTAGCCTGCATCTATCAAGACTTAAACATCAGAGGTAAAAGACTGTTCATTTAGGTAATGCAGTGGTTGTAAAACGCATGCTTCGTGCGTCCAAGCGGACATTATCCTTTCCGCTACTTTACAGAATTAGGGTACCATATCAGAATAATGGTAGCGCTGTCCTCGCGTGAGCAATGAAATATTGCGTTCTGAATGGTAATTTACGCGAGTGGCTCTCTTAGGAGATACTCTGCTCCCAGAGCCCATTAATAGATGGAAAAATTTATTATAAACGAGAAAGAAAACGTAGTATTGGCGAGGCGAAGCCGAGACGATACTCTCCAGACGCGTAGCGGATGGAGCCTATCGGTTTACGCCGATCAGTAGGATTCATCTACTGAATACAGAGCGTAGTCCTTTGAAAACTTCTCTTCGAGATCTATGAGAGAATATGATCCATACTGCTCACGACATGAATCTATGAAAGCTTTTGAATGAGATGTAGTTATAAACTGCTTGTCTGGAAATTCCTTGCATAAAGCCTTTGAAAGCAGTGAGTGTCTTTTGAAGTATATATGCATTTCTACATTATCTATTAATATTATTCTTGATGGATTATGAACTGCTTCAGTGCATATGTGACGTAGTAATGTTGCTATTTTCTTCTCTCCATCGCTCATTCTTCTAAAGTGAACATTTACTTCACCCTTTACTATCATGAAGTCTGTATGGAAATTCCTAGATGAATCCAATTCTGCAACTTTGATTGCTGTATTCAATGAAACAGGAAGACCATATACTGCCTTTGCCAGTCTTAGGAACTTGTCTCCTGCTTCTTCTGGAATCTGAAACTTATTCATGTTCATAGGATGATCTGCATCTACAAAAATGCTAAAGCCTTCCTGATCGCTGCGATAATGAGGCAGTTCATTTGCAATGACGCCATGGTTGTCCATGGTCACTATCTTCTGACTTCCTTCTATATCTGAAAATACTGCTTTCATAAAAAGCGGTTCCGACGAAGGAGTAAATCCGATTGTCGTAGGATCGTAATCTGGATGCCATGTGAGTTTTCTAAAAATAAGATCATTGTCTCTATTTAGAAACATTTGAGGATTTGCAAGTATCCTTATGGCTGAAAGCATGGTGCTCTTTCCAGTGCCATTGGGACCGAAAACAACATGAATGGGAGAATTTCCGATCTCAAAATCGAGATCTAGCTCTCTATAACCACAGAAATTTCTAAGTGAAAGGAATTTTAAGTTGAACATGATATCTGAATCTTTTTCGGAATTTATAAAGTCAATAGAAGTAGCCGATGCAGTGCAGGACATAGTGGATCAGGCAATGAAGGACAAGGATTCCGTTCTTGTCGACTTCAAGATGAGTAAAGGAAAAATGTCAGGTCTAGGGGAAAAAAATACATGGATAAGATTTGATGTCAAGGACTGCAAGACCTTGAGAAAAGTTCTTGACAAGATGGTGAAGTCAGAAGATCCTGATAACAGTGAAATAAATGCTTTTGAAGAATGGAGATCCATGGTTGCTTCTCAAGTAATAACAGAAAAGCAAGAAGAAATAAGAAATGCCATATGCGATGCGGTTTTTTCAGGCAATAGATCACTGCCTTTTAAGTTTATATCCGCTGATTTTGAGTTGACTGACATACCCTCTAATGACAAGGTAGTTGTAGTCAAAAAAGCAACTCCAAATGGGGTTGTAACTCCTCCAGTTAGCTCTGAAATAATGAGAATACATTCAGAGACAGGAGAAGACTTTACCACTATTGTAAATAGAAAGAAGTCAGAGGGAGATCCCAAATATCGCTGGATTGTTGGTGTTGATTCCAGGAAAAGCTTCTACGAAGCGACTTTATCGATTGCAATTGATTATTCTTTAGAGGAATCGCAAGGAAAAAACTATTCTCCTACATAAGAATAAGTGGAGATTTAAATGGTAATAATAGAAACAGAATCATTTGAACTTAAAAAGCATGCTGCTCAATATCAAGGCAAGGAAGTCTCTCTTGGCAAGATAATGAAGGGCGATGTTAAAAAGTTCAAGGTTTATGTGAAAGATCCAAAGTCAGGGAATGTAAAGAAGGTTAATTTCGGACACGGCGGATCTAGTGCAAAATCAAAGGGAGAAAAGACCCTGAGTATCAAAAGAAACAAGCCCAACAGGCAGAAGTCCTTTCTCGCAAGGCATAAATGCGATACAGCAAAGGATAGGACTACTGCAAGATACTGGAGTTGTAAGGCGTGGAGGAAGGGAACGAAATTGCCTTGAAAAAGGAAATTCAAAGATGCCCTGATTGCAGTCGCAAGAAGACTGCGCAAATGATCCCAAATTTCATAGGCGATCATAGAAGCCTATCTAGGTCGATAGAAGATGCTGCTGCCTCATATGGCGTCAAGGGAGTTTCTGGAGCTCCTGGTGGCTCAGAATCAGGATACGGGACTCCTGCAACTGGATCAAATGCCATGAGTAGCAAGGATGTGGCAGTTGGTGTTGCTGCTGGGGCAGCTGCGCCTGCTGCTGCTAAAAACCTAGGATCCAGACTTTTCCCATGGCTTGGTTCTGCAAGCAGGGCGGTTCTTCCGGCAGCCGCAGTTGCTGCTCCTGCCATAGGAGCCTACATGGGGGCAAATTATATAGAAGAATTGATATCTTCTGCATTGGCTGGTTCTTCAAAAATAAATCCTGCCATTGCTAGCGATGTGGGGTCACTTCAGGCTGCTGGTACGAACCTGGGTACTTTGCAAAAATTAATAGGCAGAATGCAGGGCATGGCTTCTCATATTGATAACAAAGGCATAGCGCTGGCGGCTGCCATAGGTGCAACTCAGGAAAAAATTAGCAAACAACAGATTCGTGCCATGCAGCAAATGGCTGTACTTAGGAATAAGAATTAATATACCATATTATAAATCAGAGGCAAATATGAGTGAAAATGTAAAAAAGTCAAATACTAATAAAATAAAAATCTCATCACGAGAATGGGTAATGGCTGGAATCAAGGACGGAAGCATTATTATATCTGAAGATGCCTTGATTCTTAATCTTTCTGCTTTTTCCGCAAACTCATCTTCGCTAACTAAACGAGCCCAGGCAAATAGCTATGATGCCATGCAAAGGAGCATTGGCTACGGAGTTCCTGGAGGAGTAGTTTCGGGAATGAAAGGTAAAGGTCTTGGAAGCATACCAAGTGGAATGACTACGGTTCCTCGATATACAACCAGCAGGCTTGGAGATATGTTGATAGGTCCTAGCGGAGTAGTATCGCCAACTGGACAGGCCATCGAAGCAGTTCAGGGAGTTCCAACTTCTACTGGAGGAGTAGTTTCTAGAGCTGCTCCAACAGCTGGCGTCAGAATGGGATTAAAACAACCGTTATCTGCAGTAGGAACTGAATTTTCTGCGGCAAGAGCATCTGGTTCAGGAAGAGCCATGTCTACTGTGCGTGGACTAGCTGCAGGAGGACGAGCTGTTCCTGGAGCGTTGGCCACAGCCAGGACTGGTCTTGCTGGGGCTATAGCATCAGGCGGCGTGCGCGGCTTTATGGCTGGGAATTTAGTGTCAGCAGCTGGCTCAATGGCTGCATGGGGTGTTCATAAGGGACTTATGTCTGTGTATGACTGGAGTAGAGGAGCCAATGATGTATCTGGAGCAATAAGAACCCCCAAAGGTGCTCAAGAATTCAATAAAGCGCAAGAAATACTTGCTCAAAAAGTCATGCCAATGATGTACGGTCACGCAGCAGGTCCTAATGAAAAATTGGATGCATTGAATTCATACATAGCCTCCATGGCTAAGGATCTGGAGAATGATCCTGGATATCAGGCAGCAGTTTCTGGAAAAATTCAAGATGTAATGTCTGAGCAAACCTTGCCAGAAGATTTGTCATCTCCATCTAGCGTTAGTGAACAATTTAATCCAGCCAATCAATAAGGACTTAAGATGAAAAATAATGTAAAAATAAACAGAAACAAATGGGCTGAAGCTGGTATATCTCGAGGATACATTGGCATAAATGATGCTGGATATTTAGAACTTCGCAAGGAAGCCATGGATCCCATAACGGCATCTCTTTTGATTGGTGCTGGAATATATCTTGGCGGAGAAGCAATAGGCGCAGGTTGGAATGCTCTTACGGGCGGAAGATCTTGGCAGGAAGTAATGGGAGGTTTTAAGGTCACTACAGAATCTGTTGCCCAGTACGAAACAGGTTTAATCGCTTTGGAGAAAGAAGTAGCTCCGCTACTCAAGTCAGCAACATTAAATATACAAGAAGCTGTGATGGATGCCATAAATCAAGGCAGAACCACACTGGAGCTTATGGAGCAGGAACTTAGATCCAAGGGGATGGCTGTTCCAAATGTAGATGTAAAACAAAAAAGAGAAGCCGTCGCTCGAAAGAGGAGAGAAGATCAAAACTATGCGATCCTATTTGAGGCAGCAAAAAAGCCCGTAGGAGGAACCAGACCTGGAAATCCTCAGACTAAGAAAACAGATATATCTCCAGATGATGCTTCAGCAAAAACTGGTGAAGCTGGCAGGGAGATACTTAAAGAGTACGAGACTGTGAAAGACACTGGAAAGCTTCCAGAACCTGCTGCTCCAGCTCCTTCTGCTCCTAAGGCAAAAGCTACTCAGCCATCTGGTGGTAGGCAATTAAATCCAAGAATGCTTGGAGGATAACAACATGAAGATAAAGATATCATCAAACTTTCCAATGCAAGGAATGGATAATATATTAAAAATGAACAAGCATGCACAGATGGCGGGACCAATAAACATGCCATCTCCAGTGCCTACAATAAGACCTCCTGTCGAAAATAGTGTACGAGCCCCTGGATTAGGTGGCACTTCGGCTGCTACGGATGTCAATCAGCCTGCTCAGGCTGGAATTGGAGGTCCAGGAGTGCAGGCAACTCAATTTAGTGATCCTAATATACCTATTCCAGCATCTGGGCAAGCTTCCACATCTGGAATAAGCATTGGCAGTATGAATAGTGGACTTGGTCCAGGAGGTGCTCTTACGGCAGGATTTGTGCCAAATCCAACACAAGATGCTCCTGATGCAAAATTATTCTTTAAAGACAATAAAATTTCAGAAAATGGCATGCATGGACCATTTGTAGTTAATGGTAAAAAACTATATTATCCAGTTAAATTTAATAGAAATACTCAGCAATTTGAGTATCTGGATCTGGCTAGAGCAGTAGAAGCTCCATGATTGGTTGATTTATTTGAATAAAAAAGGGCACTATTAGTGCCCTTTTTTATTATTAGTGCCCTTTTTATTATATGGCTATTTTATTTTAGCGCGGTCGTCCAGGTCTCATTCTTCTCTGTTCTGCTGCTCTTGCTCTATCAATCATGCCTTGGTTTCTTATGCCTCTAATATCGGTTTGGACTCCCTGCCTCTCCGATGCTTGGTCTACTAAACCTTGGAATCTCTGGAACTGCGGGGTCATCCTTTGGGCTTCATTTAGCGATTCAGCCCATCCCATTATAACATCAAATGGAAGAGCTATTCCCTTGCTCTGTATGTTCCTTACATATCCCTGTTCCATTAAATTATTAAAATAAGAAATTGGATCAGTTGCTACTGCGGAGAAAGATAGTGGATTTGAGTTCAAAATACCACTTCCTTCTCTCTCGATTTCTCTGACAATCTGCATTTGAGCTTGCTTCAGGGCTGACTTTGAAACCTCATTAGTCAGAAACAGCCAACTAGGATCATCAGTCCCTTCTTGCCATTCTAACAATGCATCATGTGCCTTGGCGGCATCCTGGCTTTTTGCGGCATCAGCCTGTCCCTGCATTCTCGACTTTTCTGATGTAACTTGCTCATTCCATCTAGCATATTCATTAATGGCTTTATCTCTTAGGGATACGACTTTTGGACTTTCTAATCTTGAGAGAGCATTTGCTAAATGCTCTCTTATTCTATCTGATGATGTCCCAGTGGCCCTTCTTACAGCTCCCCCTAGATCATTCTCAAGCCTTGTGCTTGGCTGTGGCTGATATGCATAATAAAGATTAATAAGCCATGGCTCCTTTTTAAATTGATTAAGCTGTTGTCTTTGAACAAAAGTGTCATACCCATCAGCAGGGGCTTTATTTTGTAATTGGGTAGTTCCAGTATTATTTGCCTGGGCAGGAGTAGGAGTACCGCTAGGAGCGGTGGCTCCATTGTCTTTGCCGCCTGTAGTATCGGTTTTAGTACCGTCATCAGCAACTGTAGCTGCTTGCTGAGCAATACGCATCAGCATATTTCTATTATGAATTCTTGCTAATTTTATGTTCATGATTTTATTTTCGACTATCTTTGCGAAATATCCTTTAGGAGTATATCTTAATTACAAGTAAAAAACAATATGAAAAGATTTATGTGGGGTATAAAATCAATGATTACGGGCGAGAACAAAGATGTGTTTTCGCATGAGCAACTTGTAGTCGCTGAAAAGACTGTTAAATTATTGGAATTTTCTTTGCATACTATTAATATGATAATATCTTCTTCTGGAACAACTTATGATATAAGACCAGTAGGAATTTTATTTAACAAGATAAAGAGGGTATCAGAGTTGTTGAATCATTGTATAGATATAACCTATTCCGTCCAGGGAACCAGAAGCGTTGGTTTTACGGAAAGACCTGCAACAATCATAAATAAAAAAACTTCAGCACTTCCACCGACAGATATGACATCATACGCTTTTCACCCAGATATAAAAAACGCCACAAAAGAGCTTCTTGAAAAAATGAGGGCAGATAGATCATTTACTATGCTCATTGGAGTTAACGATAGCATAGATAGATTTCTTCCAGCATTCGAGAAAGAACTTGAACAGGTATCAAAATGATAAAAATTCACACCGAAAGTTATTTGGCAAAAAAAGCTTTTAGTCCATCGCTGAGACAGATCCTAAACAAGGGTCTGGAAGGCGCAAAAAGAATTCAAGAAAACTTGGATCCTATCATAGGGGACACATGGATGGGCAATCGAGGATCATCTCGAATGGCTATTGACATGATTCAGCAAAAGGGATATTCAAACTTGGCAGATTTTTCTAGATCAATGAAGTCTCATATGGATTCGGAGTTTAACGAGCATTCAAAGAATACTTCGATAGCTCCCGGTAGTGTGTGTCAGTATATATATAATGAAATATATTGCAATGTCTTAAGAAAAAGACTTACATCCAATGCCGCAGCACTGGCAATGAATCCTATAATTTTTCAGGATTTTGTAAAAGTATTAGATATGATAGTTGACTTTGCGAATGCTCACGGTCAAGCATCTGGTGTGGTTGATATTAAGAAAATGATTTATGCAAAAGACGATTATGGCAATCCCTTACCCGATAAGGATGAAAAACATAAGGCATTGATAGGAGTTTTTGGAGATTGGCTGCCTTCCTACTACAATAAAGCCGTAGATTTAGTTGAGGCATATAATGATGCTCATAGTTTACCAAGGTGTTGAACATGCAAGATAGTAGTGAAAAAAAACTTTCTGATATGATAGCAGTTGCCATGGGGTCTGTTTCAAACACAGGATCTGCTCTAAAAATAATTAGCGACTTGCAAGTGAAAAATGATATGCTGGCCAATCAGAATATCGCACTGTCATTGGCTCTTCAGTCAGTTAGAAATGCTTTGAATAAGGTAGTGGAGGAGCTAGAGAGAGAATATCCAAATGAAATGGTTATCAATGCGAAATTAAAGAACATAGGAAAATCAAGAGAGATAAAATCAGCAAGTTCTGTTGTAAATAATTTTAATGAATGCATTCAATCAATAAGACTCTTTGCGCATACCGTTCCCGCAAGTCCAAGAAATATGGAAGCATGGTACAGATTCCTTGCAAGCCTTAAAGAATTGAATATTAATAACGAAATAAAAGGTCCGTCAAGCGCTAATACCAACGGAACCAATCCAATCCCAAGTCATAAGTGTTCCTGAAATACTAGAGATAGATATCTCATCAAGAGAGTCTCCGATATCTAACCATCTAGCCGATTCATCTCCGCCTTCTGCAACATCTGTCAGAAAACCTATTCCTTGCATGACTGTAAGAATTGGCTGTGGAACTGATATATATTGGTCGGCTAACATATCTTCTATACCACTATACCCATAAGTGCCTATGGTGTACTTTGTAACATCAATTGCAAAAGAAACAATTGCTTGACTTGGAGAAGCTGCTAGATCTGTCAGTTTTCTCTTTGAAACCTCCATGCTTGATAAGGTCTTTTTTCTATTAGGATTTTCTGGCTGAATAGCAGACCTCTCAATGGAAAACATTGCTTTATCTATGTATAAATTAGCCTGGTGACAGCAATATAAAGACTCTGATGCAGATTCCATTATGCTTCGATAAGCTCCCGGTCTTATTCCTGGGTTACTCATTCTTGCGTTCTCCAATATGTTTCATGTATAAGTTCAGGATCGTTTTCTGGATCAATTATACTGAACTCTCCTCTTATTTCAACAAGAGGTGGGGAAGAACCTGTAGGCTGGGTAAATTCTATATATCTTCCAGATAGAGATGTGTAGATACCTTCTGGTGGTATTCTTCTCAATACTCCTGGTTCGGACTCGTATCTCCAAAGATCCGACCTATTAACTGAATCTACACTAAATACTAGATTTCCTTCAGCATCATATCCATTTGCCATTAAGTGAAAAAATCTTGGCAATCCAGTTATAGTAGGTAGCCTGAATTCAATTACTGCGATTCCTGGTGGCTGTATTAAACTAGAACCAACTCTAGATACTATCAAGTTAGAATCTATATTAGAGCGTAAAAAACTAAGTGGTATTTTTTTACCAATAAGTTTAATGAGTTCTTCAAAACTTGGTTCTGTGATAAAATCATATTTTGCATATCCCACATGCTTAGATATGTTTCTAAGTTCAGAACTTGGACTTGCAAGCATTCCAAGTGATATACCATCTTCAATAAAACTCAGCGACTTGGCTTTAAGTAGGAATTTTCTTTTGAAATCCGCACTGTCTGCAGCAGATACTATTCTAAGTATTCTAGATGCATATAGTTCTCTTGTTCTTATCTGAGATCTTGCTTGTGCTATATTATTTATAGAACTCAGGTATCCTTCAACTGCATCGAATTTCTTTTCTGCTATATCTTCAGCTCTAAACCTGGCGAGAGGATCTCCGTATACAGCCAAATGCTCTCCGACTGCGCGCTGAGACCATATCATGGCACAAGCCATTGGTATGCCATTAGAGGCGGCGTATATAATCGCTCGTGGATCTGGGTATTGAGTAGTCTGATCCACTGCATCTGGCTCTCCGACCATTCCAGCAACAACTGTATAGCCAAACTCGATAGCCTTGATGGCTGGTTTTTGAGATTCTGCGGTTCTTGGATCTGATAGTCCATTATTATCCGCATTAAAGTAAAATACCTTAGCCCTAGATGTGTCTTTGAAATATCCCGTACCAGCGTATTCAACACCAGAACTAACGACTATACTTCCATCTACTATTCTAGAAAAAACGCTACTGGCATCTCCTATTTCTATATCTGCAACTATTTTTGGAAAAGGGCATATATCGGACGCTCTATTAATAGAATCTATCCATTGCTGAGCCATATTGCTTCCATCATATCTATCTGTTGCGTCAAAATAGGAATATCCATCAGTGCTCACTATGGAAGAAAGCGATGCAAATGTGTTCATCCTATAACGTGCTGTTAGCAATGTAGGGGCATCTAAATGCATGACTGAAAGAAGATCACATTCTCCTGAGGAAATTAGCTCTTCGTTCATTGATAGATAAAAATCATTAGTAGTACCTGGAGTCCTGGTAACTAATAGGCATGAGGACAATAATGATGATACAGATTTGGTTTCAAGACCATCTGTTACCAATATTGGTATTCTAAAACTTAAAACAACACAGGCTATAGGTGTTCCAGCATTCCTTAACTGAATTATTTTTGCCTTGACTGGATCTTCAAGTTCAGATGTATATTCAGCAATGCTTGAGTAAGATGCATCAGTATCGGTGGATACCGATAGTGTGTTTGATACTGATATGGACTTTAGATTGGCATAAGACGTCGCCAATTCCTCACTGGCGACGTCTGAGCTATTGTGTACTAGTAGTATATTTCTTGAAGAGAATGGCATCAGGCACCTGAAGATCCAAAACCTTTGGATCCTCTATCAGTTTCCGATGAAATGGAAGCATATTCCTTTAAAATAGTTGAATCTTCCTGCACGATCATAAGCTGTGCGATTCTTTCTCCTTTTTTATAGAAGGCAGCCTCCTCATAGGGGGCAAGCAGTCTAAAACAAACTATTATGTCGCCCCTGTACCCAGAATCCACTAAGCCAGGAGGATTGCACATCGCCAGATCCATATTTCTTATACTAGATCTGGGCATAATTAGTGCATGCACTTTACTAGGAAGTTGCAATTTTAATCCAGTGTTATACTCTAAGTAACTATTAAGACCGCTTTTTGTCTTTCTCACCAGCGGTTCAGATGCTGCATAAATATCATATGCAGCATCTGAACCGTGAGCCTTTACTGGATTTAATTTACTGTCAACGGATATGAAAGGCACCTCGATCACGAGCACTTGCTCCATCCGCAAGACTTACACATAACGCATCCTTCTTGTCTGACTAGCGCGCATTTATCATTTGTCTTGCAGTTATCGCACGTTTCGCCAGTTACTTCTGTTCCATCAGGTATGTACTTTTTCAGCGTTCTAGCAACAGCCTTGCTGAATGCAAACATATCTCCCTTGACCTTCTCTAACTGCTGTACTACGAATGATATGTCAGCTCCATGTCTAATGGCTGTTGATATCATGCGTGTAAGCGCAGCCTCATCTCCGTTTTCCTTGTCATTGAGATTGGATAGAGAGAATTTATTGTCATTTTTATCAACCATATCAAGGCGATATTTTCCTCTTGCTTCCTTTGTCAAAGTTCCATTCTGGAAAACTTTAGGAATTATGTTGGAATCATCCTCGCTACGATTGACGCAAGCAAACACTTCATAAGGCTTATCTTTCATCATGCCAACTATGACGACAAATGGCTCTCCCTTTGCTGAGATGTGATGAACATGGCAAGAAAGAGTCTCTGGTCTCTTAGGAGCCTTGGTGGGAATAATCTCATCATCAGCCTTCTTACTCTCCTTTGGAGATGTTATGAGAACTCCATCTCTGCATCCATCTCGATATATAGTAACGCCCTTGCAGCCGCTCTTCCAGGCGGTTCTGTATATCTCATCAACAGATGCAATGGTGGCACTATTCGGAAGGTTTAAAGTAGAACTTATTGCATGATCTATCTCTTTTTGAACAGCAGCTTGAAGTTCTACTCTTTTCTTCCAGTCCAGTTCGTTTGCAGTAGAGCCACTCCAAGGACTCTTTGAGAGATCTGTTTCTCCAGTAATCTCCATCCACATCTTCACCTTTGGAGGGAATATCTTAAATTCCATCCAGTGATCGCCGTTTGCATCAACGAAATCGCTTCGGAATCCAACATCTCCTGGATTTCCCTTTTTGCGCCTGGTGTAAGGCATGATGGAGAATTGAGGCTCTATTCCAGAACTGGTTTGAGTTAGATTGCTGACACTTCCGCATGGAGCAGTGGTGAGAAGAGCAATATTCCTGCGACCATAGTGCTGCATCTCCTGCCAAAGCTGAAGATCTTGCTCCTTAATTCTGTTAAGGAATGGATTGTTTATTTCCTTTTCAGCATTGAATACTGGAAATGCTCCAAGTTCTTTTGCCATTTCCACGCTGCTCCTATAGCATGACAATTTAAATTTTCTATATACATTAGATATGAATGCAATACCCTCATCAGATGCATAGGGTATGTTCATTGCTGCTATCATGTCACCTATGCCAGTCATGCCACTTCCGGTTCGTCTGCCGTTTACCGCAGCTGACCTTATGCTCTCCCAAAGAGCAAGTTCTCTTTCCTTGATAATCTTAGACTCTGGGTCAGTCTTAATTTTTCCTATGATCCTATCTATGCACTCTATTTCTAAATCCACAAGATCATCCATTAGTCTCTGCAGCATCATTGCATCCTTATGGAATGATGCAAAATCAAAACTAGCCTCAGACGTAAATGGATTTTTCACGTACCCAAAACAATTCAAAAGCATCAATCGGCAGCTATCGAACTTTGAAAGTGGAATTTCGGAACAAGGATTAGTACTTATAGTTTCAAAACCACAGTCTGCATAGCAGTCAGAAGGACTCTCATTGATTATGTTGTCCCAAAAGAGAAGACCAGGCTCAGCCATGTGATGTGCATTTTCCACAATGGCATCCCATATCTTTTTTGCGCTAGTCATGCTAGACATTTGAGGATTGTCGGAATCGATTGGCCACCGCTGCTGATAATCCTCTCCAGCGTCAACAGCCTTTAGGAATTCGTCAGTCAGACGAACAGACATATTGGCTCCGGTGATTTTCGTTAGATCCCTCTTGGCTCGTACAAATGCAAGAATATCTGGATGGTGCACATTGAGAGTCAGCATCAGCGCTCCACGCCGACCATGCTGACCGACTTCTCTGATTGAATTGGAGAAGCGAGAAGCAAAAGATATCACTCCAGTACTTGTCCTTGCTGCGTTCTTGGTGGGAGCATTTTCTGGACGCAGATGGGAAAGATCTACGCCTACTCCTCCTCTTCGCTTACTGATCTGAACAAGAGATTCATCAGCAGCCATGATTGCTCCATATGAATCAGCAGGACTGTCCACTACATAGCAATTGGAAAGAGAAATAAATTGAGATCTATTTCCGATCCCGTAAAGAGGAGATCCCTGCGGGACTATTCGCTGAAATTTATCAAGCGCAGAGAAGATTTCCTCCTCAGTGAACGGACTCTTGAATTTGCTTTTTTCTATCCGTGCAAACTCCTTAGCTATTCTGCGATGCATGTCAGAGGGATCCTTTTCAAGGAATCCCCCCTTGCCGTTCGTTAGAGCATACTTGTCCATGAATACCTTCGCGGCAAAATCATCGCCACCAAAATACTCTAAGGAATTATGTTCTACATCATCTTTTGTAAACACTGTATTATCACTTATATTTCCAGACATGGTCATAAACTGCTCCTGATATAATTGTTCTCGTAGTATACTAGCCATTATCAAGAATCCCTTTTGCCTACCTTTATCAAGTCGGATACGGTATTTCTTGACACTATGTGTGAATGATCCTTCTCAATCACATCCTGCAATAATTCAGAACTATTTATAAGTTTTATCTTATGTTCGTAATGTGCAGATATCCATTCTAGTCCCCTATTGCACATTTCTAATGTATGACTTTTCCATCTTTTATTTTCTCCAAACCAATCTGTCTGCCCGTTTCTTACGCAACAGTCCATTCCTATTAAATACATTTTTTTAAACCCAAGAGAGTGGGCAAACTGCACAGACATTACTCCTGTAGTGGATTTTCCCATTAGAATAGAAGGATTATCAGCTACTTCCAATTTAGTTTCATTTATATCAAAATTAAAAAACAGACCCAATGGATCTGCTTTTGCATGACAAATTTTTATTGATTTGGATTTCTGTATTGCTAAATGATGGTCATGCCAAAATTCATAGTCTTGCCATATCAGTAAATACGGGTCAATCAGTGGCAGAACATTATTTATCCCAATAGT